CCAAATCGTAGATATCCGTTCGTAGAATTGATGAGTGAGATTTGGCGAGTATTAAAAGTTGGAGGAAAATTCTATTCTAAGACTCCTGCATTCCCTCATGCGGCAGCTTTTTGGGATCCAACGCACGTAAATATAATCACAGAACAAACATTTCCATTTTATTTCGACAATGAAAAGATGTGGGCTAAAGAAGTTTATGGCTTCAAAGGTCAATTCAAAATCGAAAGTCAGACATGGGATGGACCACATTTATTAAGCACATTAGTTAAGTGCTAAATAGATAACCCACTCAAAAAGTGGGTCAAAAACGAAAGGAAAAATATGAAAGCACTATTAGCGGCTGTAGTATTTCTGTCGGCATTATTCTTTACACACAATGCCATTGCGACAGAGTTGCCAACATTTAAAGAGATTTCGGATGCGGCAACAGCACCGAAAAATTCTAGCAAATCAGACCTGTATTGGATGGCAATGAACATCTATTATGAAGCAGGCGGAGAACCTCTAATCGGTAAAATTGCAGTTGGCGCAGTTACCCTTAACAGATTAAGAGACAGTAGATTCCCTAAAAACATTCGTGATGTTGTGACAGAACCACAACAGTTTTCATGGTACAATAGTAAAATTGCAAACACGCCACCAGCAGACAACAAAAAATGGAAAGAGTGTTATGAGGTTGCGAAGATGCTGTTGACAAAGACAGTAGGTAGTGATATAATTAAACTCTTAGAGGGCGCAACGCACTTTCATGCCACTAATATTAAACCAGATTGGGCGGCAAGAAAAACAAAAGTTGCGACTATTGAAGGGCATGTTTTTTATAGAATGTAAGGGCGATTTAAAATGAGTATTATGAAAACTGAGATTAAGATGAGATCGTATCAGCGTAAGAATGGTTATCCAGCTTACTACTATGCATCAGAAAGCGAAATAAATAATTCGAATTTTCGTACAGCAAAACCAGCAAAGGTGCAAACACAATTTGGCTACTACAAAAACGGTAGAATTACATCAGTACGATTCTATGAATCTTAAGATTTTAACTCAGAAAGAATTTGAATCTGAAATCAAAAAGATTCAATTCGATAGGCACCCAATCACAATGATTGATGCTATTATTGAATACTGCACTATCAAAAACATTGAAGTCGAAACTGCGGCTTCTTTAATTACACCTCGCATGAAATCTTCAATTGAAGGCGAAGCAATGAAGTTGAAGATGATTACGCCCAAAGCTAGATTACCTATTGAGGTCGAAGACTGATGAAGATGGATGCTATAGACGCATACAAGGTTTACTTAGGGATTAAAAATCACTTCACACAAGATAGCTACGATTGGTTCAAGTATAACAAGAAAGTCAATGTCACATACGATTCTTTTTTGAAACGTAAAGACAAAATCTTTTTTGCTAAACTTGGCAATCGTAAAGATGCTTACTTAGAAGAATTTTTAGTTTCTAATTTTCTACACGACACAAAAATGTGGGTCGGTGAACTTCTGTCTGAAGAGTGTGAAGAACGCTATAAAGAATGGAAACGCAAACAAGAATCGTTGACGTATGTATTTAAAAATGAGATGGATTTTATCTCTGGTTGGAAGCCAGATGAACTAAATGAATTTTTTAATCTTAAAGGTGGAGATCATCCACCAATTATCAAGAAATATTTAAGAGGAGAAATCAGTCTGGAGACTCTAGCAATATTGAATTCACTATTGCATTTTGTCAAAAGATATGATACAATGATACATGATCCAATCTACAAAGAGGTAAGCAAGTTATGCAAAAAGTACCAGCCCTTTTTAAATTACGATACGGCACGGATGAAAAAGTCACTCAGAGAGTTAGTAGTGGCGTAGTGGCAGTAATGAGTAAACCCAAGAAGGTTTGCCGTCTATTGTCACAAAAAGAGAATTGTGATAGACTATATACTATAGTAGATTATGATAAAAGTGGACAAGCAAAACATACATTCAATACTTAACATACAAGGAATATACTAATATGGCATCAACATCATTTGCAGATTTGAAAAAGTCACGCACCAAAGATTTGGAAAAACTCACAGACGCAGTTTCCAAACTCACAAACAAAGAAGAAGGTAAGAAGTCTTATGAAGACACCCGATTCTGGAAACCCACAGTAGACAAAGCAGGCAACGGATTCGCAACGATTCGTTTTCTTCCCGCACCCGCAGGTGAAGACGTGCCTTGGGTTCAAGTATTTCAGCACTCGTTTCAAGGTCCTGGTGGATGGTACATTGAAAACTCGTTGACTACACTCAACAAGAAAGACCCTGTGTCTGAACACAATAGCATTCTATGGAACTCTGGTTCTGATGCTAACAAAGATATTGCACGTAAGCAAAAGCGTAAGTTGCAGTATATCGCAAACGTTTATATTGTCAAAGACCCTGCAAACTCTGACAATGACGGAACAGTTAAGTTGTTTAAATTTGGCAAGAAGATTTTTGACAAGTTAAATGAAAAGATGAATCCCGAGTTTGAAGATGAGACTGCTGTCAATCCATTTGATCTCTGGGAAGGTGCGAACTTCAAGTTGAAGATTCGTAAAGTTGAAGGCTATCAGAATTATGATAAGTCTGAGTTTGACACTCCAGGACCATTGTCTGGTGATGAAGATGATTTAGAGCGTATTTGGAAACAAGAGTACAACTTGTCTGAATTCTTAGATGAAAAGAACTTTAAGTCTTATGATGAGTTGAAAGCACGTTTGAACAAAGTGCTTGGGCTTGAAGATGGTTCTTCTGGTGATAACTATCAGTCTATTAAACCTAACGTACCAGTTACTGCTTCAGCTAAACCAGCGCCAGCACCTGCTAAGAAAACTACAGTTGCAGACTCAGTTGTTGATGACGATGAAGACTTAAGTTATTTTGAGAAGTTGGCTGAAGATTAATATTTCGTAATCTCCTTTGTGACTTGACGGGGAAGCAGTAAAATGCTTCCCCTTTTTTCATTAAGCTATAGCTATTTCAGCATTCACACTTGAGTCAGTAATAGCATTTCTAGATGAAGACAACATACTTGTATAAGTTATATTTTGAGATTGATCTGTAGTTGTTGAACTATTGTCTGATACAGTATTAACAGTCACACCTTTGCTTGCTGAAGCACCTGCGACTTCAGCAGAACTAGCAATAACAGTTGCAGATACTGTTGATTTTGCGGGTGTCACAAAGTCTGCCATAGTAAGCCCACCACTCTTGTCTACGTCATATATTGGATTACCATCTTTGTCTAACATCAATACGTCAGTATCGTATTTTTTTACTTTGTAAGTGTTAACATTTCCAAATCCATCATCACCTAGCTGATCTACCATAGTAAATGGTGCTTCAACATATTTACCTTCTTTTTGACTATACACTTGAGGGGCGATGTAGTCCGATGAACTTTCACCTTGAATGTACTGTTCGGCCATCTTTGTATTAAATTTATAATCAGCCAACATCTTGTCTTGTTCTACAGTACCAAATACACCAGAAGAAACCGAAGTGTCAATTTTAGATTTTAATGATGACGTTAACTCATTGCCAACTTGTGCATATGTGAGTTTGTGTAAATCAGTTACGGCTTTATCAACTTGTGCTGATTTGTTTGCATAGTCACGTTTAAATATATCTGCAACAAACTTTATAATAGATGTTGCGGCTGTAGAACTATTAAATGTGTTATCCAGTTTACCCAACCCAATAAAACTTTGTGAGTTTTTCGGATCACCAGAGTCTGCGTGGAATTTTATGCCATCATTTTCAATAGTGACCATAATAAATTCATATGAAGATTTTTCTTTTGTTTCTACTTCAGCACTCTTTGTTGCATTAAACCCAACGTTGAGTAAAGCATCAGCAATCGGTTGCCATTCTTTTGGCGGAGTATCGTAGCCAACGTCTAAGTTTGAAAATGTCTTAGCGTTGATATCATTATTGTCTAAAACACGCATTATTCTTGACATTACTGGTTTAGGAGTTCGTTTCTTTCTCTTAAACAGTTTATATATTACCGCGGCCGCAAGAAGATATGGTGCCGCCGCTAGTAGAGTACTACCTAAAGTACCACCCGCCGCTGATGCCGCCGCTGCCGATCCACCCAATGTGTCTGCTAGAAGAACTGCTTCGGTAACGGCCGCACTCTGGCCAACAACCGCGGCTGTCGTCCCTGCGGCAGCCGTGCCTGCTAGTGCTGTTTCTGCCGCTATAGCCGCAGGTGCGGCCGCTGACGATGCGGCCAAAGTGCCCGGTGCAACTCCAAGTGCTAATGCATTTCCAGATGCAATGCTGGCCGCTGTTGGTGCGGCTGATGCACCAAATATACTTGGAAACGCTGTTTTAGCACCAGCTAAAAGTGTACTGCCGTAATTGATAATGCTACTACCCGCTTCGGTTCCTTTAATTGCATTGAATGCATATTCACCACCGATTGATAATCCTTTATTAACTGCCGCACTCGCAAGCAGTTGCATGTAAGGATTTTTAATACCTAATTTTTGAACAACTTTTTGTGTGAGAGCCGCTTTACCAAAATCAAGCGCCATATTACCAACTTCGGCAAAAGCACCCATCATTCCTTTATCGCCAGGCTTAACACCAAGTAGTTGATTAAAGAATCCACCAGCAGACGATCCACTTCCTGACCCACGTTGCGAAAGCAATTCATTAGTTCTTACTTGTTGTTCGTATTGCGAGTCACTAATTACTCGTTGTAGTGCCGCTCTCTCATCATCTGATTTGCTTGCCTCCAAGAAATCTTTTTTCGCTTGCATTTCCCTATCTTTTGCAAGATTTATTTGCTCAACTAATAATTTAGCTTCAGGACTAGTGGTTGTGGTTGAAAGTCTACCTGTGTCACCATATGCAAATGCTGGATTAGCGGCAAGTGCCCTTTGTGCATCACCAAGATTTAAGTTTCCTATGCTACCGCCACCAGGCATGCCTCCGTACTGACCACCATAACCACCGAACGCACCCATCTGTCTCATTCGTGGGTCCATGTTACCCATACTAGATGGTGTAGTTCCTAACGCACTATCAATTGGGCCCATGATACCAGCACCCAACACATTCGCCATGTATCCAATGCCGTCTGCAGGTGATGCAAATCCATATTTTGCAAATATAGTTTCTGCACCAAGCGCAACTTTTCCTCCACTCATGCCGTATATTATTTGTTCAAGTGCAGTTACTTTGCCTGCTTTAGTTCCTTTAGCGAGATTGCCTAAAATCTGCCCACCAAGAATATTTGCTTGGTCGGTATTCATACCGAGTGAACCAAAGATACCTTTTGCTACAGACCTAGCACCAACTTCCATGTAACCAGTTGCGGCTTTGCTGAAGATTTGTCCGAATGCAGGACCGTATTGCTTACCGAATATTGATGTTCCGAGTTTAGTAAGTTGTGGTGTCAGACCCAACATCTTGTTGAGTTGTTCACCTCTGTACATTTGCCCGGATGCTGTTTGTTGACTTACATTTTTATATCCGCCTGGATACAATGCTTTCATCAACGAACCAGAGATTGTTCTTGTTAGTTGTTTTTGTAAAGAATCTCTAAATTGTTTATTTGCTTCTCTGAGTAATAGTTCAGGCGATTTAAATTTGCCGCCAGACATTGTAATTCTATTAATCTTAACTTCTTTAGCAGTAATGCGAGTATTTTCTTTGATACCGCTTAGTTCTTTTAGAACTCTTTGATTATTTGCTTCTTTTTCTCTTTGTGTGAAATATCCTTGGCCACTTGCTCTTCTTATTTCAGCGTCCACTTGGGCTGAAGTGAGAAGTGTTGGATTGTTTACTCCTGCACTAGCATAGGCTTCGGCTACACGACCATCACCCATTTCAATCAACGGAGTCGATGATGAACTTGGAGTTATAGAAACTTTTTTTGCTTGTAAAGCAGAACCTTTGGCACCAACTTCTCCAGAATCTGCGTTACCAGGTTTTGGTGTTTCAGCTTCACGATCTACTTTAGTTAATTTTGCTTTTTTTCCTAGTTGAATAAAGTCTCTAGGGTTTTTTGATACACCATTTAAACGAATCTCGAAGTGTAAATGTGGACCAGAAGAATGACCAGATGTTCCAACATATCCAATTACAGTTCCTGCTGTCACTTTCGTTCCGGGCATAGAATGCGACATGTGCAAATGTGCGTATAATGTTGTGTATCCGTTTCCGTGATCCATCATCACGAAATTGCCTGTCCTATCATTATGACTATTTACAGTAATCAGACCATCTGCGGCAGCCACAACTGGCGCACCATAATATAACGCTAGATCAACACCTTTGTGTGTATAATTCTGTTTATATTTTGGTGGTCCTCTTTGTTCGTCATGTTCACTAGTTACGGTATATGAATCTCTTAACGGAACTCTCCACTTCAAACTTGAAGTTTCGTTTCCACCAGAAGTAGTTGGTTGACCAACAGGTGATGTGCTTTCTGTTGGCGCACGACTCTTGTAAGCACCCATAGTGCCTGCCTGTGTTGATCCTGCTGTGCCTTGAGTTTGAGGAGCACTACTTGGTCCACGATTTGCGGCCGCGGCAGCCGCACCTGCGCCAGTGCCAAGAGCAAGAGAACCAGCAGTACGAGGATTTCCCGAAAGAAATTTAAAGAGGGCGGGCCCGCCTAAAAGAACTCCTTTTAACAAACCTTTTAACAAACTAACAAAGAAACCATCACCTTCTTCTTGGGCAACTGCTTCACCACTTCCACCTCTACCTCCACCACCAAGCCCCGAATTTTTAATTGCATCAATGAGTGCTTTGTTTTGTTGCGCTCGTTCTCTAGTTTCTTCTTCTGCAAACGTCTGTCTATATTTTTCAGCTTGGACAGATACTCTATCAGCCCGTGCTGAAAAAGTAGTATTGGCATTAATCTGTGCCAACTGTTGAATCATTTGTGCAAATGGATTTCCTGTGATTGAAGATTTTGTTGAAGATCCGCCGGGCATATCTGTGACTGGCTGGTTTGCATCTTTACGTAACGATGAAAGTGCGCCATAGCCAGCAGTCAATAACGGCACCTCAGAAAGCATTGCACCTTTGAGACCAGATCCAAAACCGCTAACTATACCTTTAGCAGAATCTTTAAGTGTTTGTCCTAATGCGGCTCTATATCCTACTCGGGCTGTAGTGCCAGCCGCGGCACTTGCGGCAGTTCGTCCAAGACCTGCAAGTATTCCTAGTGGGGCTACCATTTTAATTATCCTCTGTCAAACACAGAGTCTGGGTCTGCTTCTGCGAATCTCGCTGATTTTCCAGTTGCTGGTTTTGATGTTGCGCCAAAGCTAGACGTTGACGCTCCAAATCCTGAATTGCTACCAAAGCTATTTGAGGTTGATGAACCAAAACTATTGGATGCTCCGAATCCGCCTGCTGACGGAGAGCCATATGTTGTTGTGACGCTTTGTCCCAAGGGTTGCATTCCGCCATTGTTTGCTCCTGCTAGTTTTTCTTGTGTACGTCCGAAAGCCGCAACACCAATAATAGCACCCATAGAGAGGTGGAATAAACCTGCGCCCTGCAAAGTGATTGGTTGCCATGCGGTCACAGGTTGTTTCAGAGAGGCTTGTAGTATAGACCATAACACAGGAAAAATAATGAAGTCAGTCACACAGGTTAGCATATAAATCCAACCCATCATTGGACGCCATTTGGCGTTCATCCAATCTTCTTTTTTCTTTTCACTATCACTCAGTTTTTCATATTCTTTTTTTGTAGACATTAATATTAACCCCTTCTTTGCGCTTGATTTTGCTGTTGTATTCTGTCATTTTCTTCTTCTATATGCTGACTTAATAACATTATGTAAATATCACGCTCAAAAGGAATCATATTTTCCAAATCATCCAAACTGTATTTATGATGTTGCATTAGAGCAAAATTAGTTTTATAATAGTTTATTAAACTATCGTGCCCCATCACAATGCGAAAAAATTTCCCATTCCCTCCAATGTAACTTCATCTTCACATCCACAACCAGTACACTTCCATTTGATAGTGTGCTTTAGTTTTGGCATTGTTTCAAAGAAATTCATTACATTTTTAAACTGGTCTTGAGAAAGACTGTCAATAAATTCGCTTATCTCTTTTTTCGTAGAATCTTCTTTCTTGTATACTTCATTTTTATCATAAATGTAATCTATACATTCAATTAGCATTTCAACTGCAACATCTAATTGACTTAAGTTGTCAGTATCAATGTCAGTAAAATTTGCTGTTGGATATTTTAGTTTAATACCCAAACCTGTAGCCTCATCAATTATAATTTTATCTGTATGACTAATAGTCTTTTGAACTTCAACTTCCATAATGTTGAATGCAAACTTAGTTACATGGTCACACGCTTCACCTTTAGTGTTTAGCCCTGTAGGATGACGTAACTGCAAATCTACTGTTTCACCAATAGACTTACCACGGAGTCTCATAAAGAAATACTCTAAATCAAATGTTGGCAATTTATCTGTTTCAATGTCACCAATAGCGCAATTATTAATAATTTGCTTTACTGCTGTCATAATTGCTTTAGGTTCTCCACTCTCTAACGCAAGCAAAAGAATCTTCTGCTCTTTCATTAGAAATGGGCGATATTGAACTGATTGACCAGTTGATGATAAAGTCAATTCAAAGATTGGTGTGTTAATTTTCGGCAAAGCCATAATGTACCTCCAGAGGTGTTAATGATTAAAAAATTTAAGTTGTTTTTGGTTTAGAAAAACTATAATGACGATAGAAAAAAGTAACTCCAAAACGTTGATACGAATTTACTTCTTCCCATGTTGCGTTCATTGGCGAAATGGTTATAGGATACACATCATTCATTCTATATCTTATAAGTGTATTTCCAGCCTCATCTAATTGATTAACTACTAGTGTGACTCCTCTAGCATAATCGTTAAAATATGAAATTAATCCTCCAGTAGGAGTACCGTTTCTTTCTCCTGAGGCAGGACCAACAATAGAGTCAATCCACGATTCAAAAAACACACGTTCTTTCATATCAGGCGAACATATGACAGAAATTGTAATGTCATTGTATGTAACATCATATGGAAGTTTTAAAGCTGGACCACCCCCGCCTGTGTCATCTGATGTAGCAATAGAACGACCCGGAAACTCAGCTTTTTCACATCTGAATGAGAAGTCGTTAATGTCTGAAACACCTCTTTCTCTCAGAAGGGCATTTAATACCTCATTACTTTCCCAACCATCTAATATTGCTTTAAATAAATTAGGGCGAACTGGTTTGCCAATAGCATTCTTGAAATCTGAGATTTTAAATGCTGAGTTTTTTTTGTCAGTAATAAATTGTTCGTCAAATTCAGTAACCATTTTATGTTCTTCCTATCTGTTTTCGTGAATCTTCCCAAACACGACCTGTGTCTGCTTTTCTGAAAGACTCTGTTGGTAGAAAAATAGCAATGTCCCACTCATTTACTTGTACTTCTAAGAATTGAGAACGTACATGACTTCTTAAATATTTCTTTAGCATTGGTTTAAAGAATCTGTACTTAGATGCAGACTGTAGAATGGAGTATGAAATTTTAACTTTTGTTGTGTCATCATATTTCTTGTTTGTTAATGTAGAATACAATGCATTCATTAATTTAGCACGTAAGACTGGCGGTAAATAGTGAAAGTTGATCCCTAAGAATCCATCAGCGTCCATTCTCACAGGAAAAATTAACGGAAATGTGTCGTAGTATGGCAAATCATTTTTTGTTTTTGGATCATACTTGAATGCGTACATATATCCAAATTCCATTGACGAAACTTTTCTCGCTTCATCGGTTCTTTTCTCAAAGGCACCTGGACTTATGTTTGACATTAATTTGCCTGCGGCTGACCTGTACCAATCCCTTGCCGCAACTGTTCTTGCAGGAATGATGCCTTGTCTAGCGCCTTGAATGAGTATGTTATCAAATATCATCTTCTATTTATCTCAAATCTTTATCGGTTATGATTTTAAATTCCCAATTTCTTTCAATTGAGTACTTTGTTGCGGCTTCCCACTTTGCTTGATTTACGCCCCATGTCATTACTTCATTGATAAATCGTCTAGTTGGTTTACCATTTGGTGTGTTTTTTCTAACTGGAGGGCGTGTTTGTATGTCTGGCTTGACTTCAATCAATACAGATTTTATCTCTCCGTTCTTGTCTTTGTACTTCATCCAAAAATCAACAAAGTATCTGTGATATCTATTATCAATCGGTGACACATACGGCACAACAACTTCTTCAGAAGACCACTCAAGTATGGATGGAGTTTCATCACAGTAGACCATGAATCTACGTTCCAACAAACTACGATATGTAATATTAGTTGGGTTACCTTTGTACTTTTGATAGTTTTTAGGTTTAAATTTACCTTTGTATGACATAAATAGAATGATGATTAATAAAAGGAAAGATTGATGGCAACACCAATATTTACAATATCAACTGGAACTGTTTCGTATCCAGCAATTGAAAAAACGGAATTAGTATTTGGTAGCGATTTTGCTCACTCAGAGTACGTTATTCCTATGGCTAGATTTAAATTTTTTGACCCAACTGGCACCGAATCTACAACAGCACGTCCTATTTATATACGTCTTGGTGGAGCATTCAGCACACAATTATCAAATTCATATCAAGAAGCAACAGGAATATTTGGATCTGTTACACCAGGATCCAACCGTGATGCGGCCAGCATTGGAAACATAACAAGATTAATTGGTTCAATGTTTGATAGTGGAGGCACAGCTTTACAATCATCTATCATAAAATCATTGGGTGCTGGTGGAGGATTTATTGCAAGTGCTGGTCAATCTGGAAAATCTCAAATTGAATTTTTAACAAGAAAAGTGTTTAATAGTTTTCAGCAGTTGATTTATCAAGGTCCTAAATTTAGGGCTTTTCAATTGCCTTTTAACATGAAGCCTACAAGTTATGAAGAAGCAAAAACAATGCGTGATATTATTCAAACATTTCGTATTGCTTCTTCACCAAGAGGCCAGGGATCTAATACGCCTTTAAACGCAGTACATGATAAAAGTGCAGAAGACATTGAGGCACTTGCGAAAGCCAACAAAGACAAATCGCCCGAAGAACAAATTAATGCTTTTGATCTTGCTGATGCCGCAGAGTTATTGGGCGATAATGGGCTGTCTCCTGCACCCCTAACATTTGGTTATCCTGATATGTGTAAATTAGAATTGATTCTTTATCACAATGACAAAAAAGAAATTACAGTATTATTTCAATCAGATTTTTGTATGATTGAAAATGTTGGTTTAGACTATGGTGCATCAAACAAAATGGTATTTCTTGCACCGCCAACACCAACGGGTGGTGGTAAAGCAGATTATTTTCCCTCCGAAGTTAACATGACAATTGCACTAAGAGAAAGCGTATTGGTCACCGCAGAGTACGCAAGCGGGCAAGGACCAGTTGGTTCAGGAATAACAATTTTCTAATTATGTCAATATACACATTCTATCCAAAAGTATCATATAAAATTGATGACCACGATTCTCTTAGAGCAATCGATATTACGTCATCTTTAAAGATAAAAGACTATCTCAAAAGTTACAGAGGTATTGGATTTACGCCATACATAGTAAAAGATGGTGAACGACCAGATTATGTTTCGTATGCGCTTTATGGCAATCCAGACTATGACTGGATCATTATGCTTGTGAATGATATCCACAGTCTGTATGACGATTGGCCAAGAAATTCTGTGGATTTACAAGCATACATTATTGAAAAATATGGCAGTCTCACATCGGCTATGAGTAATGTAAAATATTACTACGATTCAAAAGGCAACATCATTGATTTGACAACTTACAACAATCTTTCTGCTAATGCAAGAACATCAGAAACAGAGTATGAATATGAGTTGAGAAAAAATTCTAATAAATCAAAAATAAAAGTTATTAGTAGATCGCTTATTACATCGATCACATCAGATTTAAACAGTATTACCATGAAGCCTGTCGTATAATGGCCACTAATTTTTCTCCATTCACTATAATTTCTCCTGACATAGGAGAAAAGTCTGATATACAAATCACACAAAACTCAACAGTTGCTCCTGGAATTGGAAACACAGTTGATGTTAAAAGTGTTTTTATTAAAACTCTATACGGCGAGATTGTAAGTTTAATAGGTGTGTATAGAAGCATTGAAATCATTGAAGATATGTTTTCGTCTTGCATCAAGGGTGTAATCACCATTGACGATGCGGGCGGTGGGCTTGAGAAATTTGCAATACGTGGTGGCGAAACGATTGGAATTAAAATTGCAAAGCCAAACAATGGTGATATTATCATTTGGCGCCAAGACTTAGTTGTACATAAGATTGGTGAAAGTTCAGTAGATCAAACTACAATGAACACAACGTATCAACTACAATTTACATCAAGAACTTTTGTCAATTCAACTAAAAAATGTTTGTTTAAGAGTTATAAGAACATGTCAATTGGAACAGCAGTATCGTCTATGTTTTCTGAGATGGGCGGAACAAACGATTTGATTGTAGAAGATCCAAAAATTACTTTAGAGAAACCATTTATATCTACAGGCTTAATGCCACACAAAGCAATTGAAGCTATGGCGCATCGTGCTTGTGCAAAGGGTGGCTTTTATGTATTCTTTGAAAGATTAAATCCAGTATTTGGAACTAATACAAAAACTAATAAGCCGTTTACTTCATCATATTACTTCGGTAGTTTAGAGAACTTAATTAAATACGCAAAAACTTATGGTGTTCACAATATTACTTTTTCACAAAAAACTGTTGCAAATCAAGAAACTAGTTCTATAAGAACAATCAAATTTCAAAGAAGAACAACATTCAATCATATAAATGCAATGTTGTTAGGGCTATACAATACCACAGTAACATCGATAGATCCAATATCAAGAACACACTCAATGAGAAAATTGTCATACGCAAATGCAAAAAATGAATCTGAATTTAAAGATTTTTATTCATTTAAGACACTTGACAACTCAAATATTTTTTCAAGATATGACGATGTTGCTGGAGAGATTCCAGGTAGAAAAATTATTGCATCGTCACTAAATGATTCTGTTAACAGAGATGATTGGCTATTGAATAACATATATGGGCATTTAAGCAAAAATTTATTCAGAATTGCTTTAGAGATTGAGGGTGGTAAAAATACTATTGGCGTTGGTCACATTGTAAATTTTACTGTGCCAAGTGCATTTGAGAAATTAGCAGATCCAACAAATGCAAATATACCTAACGATAAAATTTACTCGGGCAGTTATTTCGTTACTTCTGTTCAGCACAAAATAGGGCTAACATCATATACCAAAGAGTTGGAACTTGCTAGATCAACATTACCATATGATCTTAATACTGGAGTGACACTTTCAACTTCAGAAGCACCAGCATCAAATAAACGATATCAAGATAATACAAATTCAACGACACTAGTAAACAAATATTGGAGAAAAGGTTTGATACCATGAAACTCAAATTTTCAGAGTATGTAGATTTAAAAGACTACAAAGCATATCAACTTGTAGAGAAACAAATTCTTTACAACAACGGCGCAAAGTACGGGCAGATTGTGTTCCTTGCTGGTGGTGCGGCGTCTGGTAAAAGTTTTGCTGTTCAACATTTTATGCAAGGATCAGAATTTAAAGTGCGTGACGTTGATAAATTGAAAATTGCATTTCAAAAATTAGATGAACTTGGTAAATTTACGACTCAAGATTTGCTAGACAAGTATGGCGATAAAATTTCAGAAAAAGACAAAGAACTTATCCAAAAAGAATTGACTGACAAGAATCTGAAGATGGGTGACTTGAATCTTAAGACTCCAACGCATGTATACATTCTACACGTACTTGTTCGTGCTACTGGTTCAAAAGACAAAACACTAGAATTGATGCTTGCTGGTGCTGAAAAAGGTCAATTACCAAACATCATATTCGACAGTACGTTCAAAGAAGTTTCTGACATGACAGATGTTTTGCCAAAATTATTTGCCGCTGGATATGAACCAAAGAACATTCACGTATCTTGGGTTCTGCAAAATTATCAAATTGCAATAGAAAATAACAAAACTCGCCCTAGAGTTGTGCCAGAAGATATTTTGCTTTCGACTCATGTGGGTGCCGCCCGAACCGTATATGATTTGGTAACAAAATCTATGCCACCCTCAGTACAAGGGGGCATTTACGTCATTCTAAATAATAAAGAGAATACAATTTATGTACTTGATCCAAAAACAAATGAACCATACCGAGACAAGAGAGATAATCCTGTTATTAAAGACTTTAAATACTTGACGCTTAAAGAACCAGGAAAGCCCATAAAGACAGAACTTGATGTAAAAAAACAATTACTCACTTGGATTAAAGACAATGTTCCTCCAGGTTCAGTAGACACATCAGAATTAGACAGACTATGAAAAAATTTAAACATTTTATACAAGGCACTACTGTTTCACAAGAAGAGTGGGAAGAAGACGTTTACGGTCCAGAATTAATTGAGACACTCAAACAAGTAGATGGCAGATGGGCGTTAGTCTCTAAGAAAACTAATAGACCTTTGCGCTATTACAAAGGTGAAGGTAAACCATCAGAAGAATGGATTGCTCAACAAGAAAAAGAAATTCAGTACTTTAAGAACATGAGATAATTGATGAAAAATTTTATTGGTCAAGATGGATTCGTTTGGTGGATTGGAGTCGTTGAAGATGTCAACGATCCTCTGAAACTTGGTAGATGCAAAGTAAGATGCTTTGGTTATCATCCTGCAAAATCAACTAATCAAGTTCCAACTGAAGATTTGCCTTTTGCTTTAACTATTCATCCGTTAAATACTCCAAACTTATACGGAACACCTAGAATTGGTGAATGGGTTTTTGGTTTCTTCTTGGATTCTATGTCTGCACAAGAGCCAGCAATTTTAGGATATCTTCCTGCAATTCCACAAGCCGCGGCAGAGTATTTTGGCACAAAACCTAGTTTAACTAGAAACTTTGCTAACGTTGCTAATACAAGAGATGTTTTATGGGATGTAAACAATGCATCGATTCGAATTGCAAATAACAGTAATATAACAATTCAGTCTTCTAACAATACTGTTATAACTTCAACTAAAAATTTAACGTTGACTGGAAATAGTAGCTTAACTTTCTCTGACAGTAAAAATACCACTACGCTTGATGCACTACTTTTAAGAGTAAAAGCAATTGAGAACAGATTGAATGCACCAACAAAAACATTAGTACCTAATACATCAATCACAGTTATAACAAATATCTAAAATCACAGTCTACACAGTAATATAACATACTGTCAAGCAAATGTCAATACTTTATAAGGAAATAATAATGACGAATCACGAAAACTTAGTAAATTTATTTGAATCATATCTTGCAGAAAGCGCAAAGTTTGACGAAAAAGGAAATAAAGCCGCAGGAACGAGAGCAAGAAAAGCATTAGCAGAGTTCACCAAAGCCGCAAAAGAGCGAAGAAAAGAGATCCAAGACGCTAAAACGGTAGAATAACATACATAAATAAAAGAAAAAAATGGCCGATATTATTTTTTACAAAGATTTACCATTAGATTTCACACCTCATCCTGTGACTGGTGACGTTCGTCCCATCACAAATGAAGTCGCAATTAGAAGGTCTTTGACAAATTTAATTAATACGACAAAAGGATCACGTCCATTTTTTCCTGAGTATGGTAGTAGTGTTAAAAAGTATTTGTTTTCTGTAAATAGTGAATTTACACTTTACGAACTTAAAGACAGTCTTAAGCGAGACATTGAAAAACATGAAAGACGCATAACACTAACAAATATACTAGTAGATTATTCAGATGATGGGTTTGATATCAAATTAGAATATGTGATTAGAAATGCTTCTGGCATTTCAAGTTTACAAACAACAGTCAAAAGGACAGCATAATGGCATCGGACAATAATTTGAAAATAGATGCATTAGATTTTCAAGGAATCAAAACCAACTTTAAATCTTATTTGCAATCACAGGATCAATTCAGAGATTATAACTTTGAAGGTTCTGGTCTTAACGTTTTACTTGACCTATTAGCTTATAACACATACTACAATTCATTCTACCTCAACATGGTAGCCGCTGAAGCATTCTTGCCAACTGCACAAAAAAGAAATTCTGTTGTTAACTTAGCAAAGTCTTTAAACTATACACCACGTTCAGTTACCTCTGCATCTATTAGCGGAACTGCAACATTGACACTTACTAGTTCTCCAGTAAGTATAACTATTCCTGCATACACTTCTTTTACGGGAACTGTTGATGGTGTTACATACAACTTCTTAAATACCAGTTCAGTTATCGTATCACCAACAAGTGGTGTTTATAGTTCTGCTATGTCTCTCAGAGAGGGACAATATATCAACAGAAGATATACTGTAAATTTAAATGATCCAGATCAAAGATTTTTAATTCCAAACGTAAACGTTGATACATCAACATTGACTGTTAGCGTTTTAAATTCTTCAGTTGATAGCACGACACGAACATTTTCAAAAGTCACTAATTTAGTTGAAGTCACATCTACAACTAGAGTATATTACATTGAAGAAGTTGAAGATGGCGAATTTGAAATTAAATTTGGCGATGGTGTTTTTGGTGTAGCGTTAGATGCGGGCAACATTGTTGTGCTTGAATATCTTGTGTCTAATGGTGCTTCAGCAAATGACATTGAGTCGTTGACATATGCAGATGCAATTGCAGGCGTGACAACAATTGACTTTGTTGCATCAGATCCAGCCGCTGGTGGTGCAGACAGAGAAACAGTCAGTAAAATTAAATTTAACGCACCAAAAGCATATGAAGCACAGAATCGTGTGGTAACAGCCGAGGACTATAAAACTCTAATGTTACAACAAGCGACAGTAGATTCTTGCGTTGTGTGGGGTGGTGAAGACAATGATCCGCCAACATTTGGAAAAGTATTCATTGCAATCAAGCCAGCAACTGGCGATGTTCTGACTGCAACAGAAAAACTCAATTTAATTAATTCGGTAATTAAACCTAAAAAAGTTTTAACTATATCTACAGAAATTGTTGATCCCGAATACATTTATATTATTGTTGATACGACTGTGAAGTATCAGTCCGATGCAACAATATCAACTTCGGGTGAAATCGAACAACTTGTAATTGACACAATTAAAGCATACAATACAGATGAGATCAATCAATTCTCAAAATATTTTAGATATTCTAAATTATCTAGACTGATTGACGTTTCTGAAAGATCAATCTTAAGTAGTGTCACTACAGCACAAATGAGAAAAGAACTTGACGTTCAATTGGGTGTTGGCACACGATATGAGATTAATTTCTCGAACGCAATTGATGGAGCAACAATTGGTAGACCAACAACTCATCCATTTGGCGTTGGTAATAAAATCACATCTAATGCATTTACTTTTGGTGGATTTGCAAATTGTTTCTTAGAAGACAACAATGGTATAATTCGTATATACAGAGTCTTGGGCATTGAAAACATTGCAGTTTCTATCAATGCTGGAACAATTGACTATACTACGGGTAAAATTATATTAACAAGTTTTGCGCCAACCGCATTTAATGATGGCGGCACAGCATTAAAAATAACTGCAACACCGAAAGACAAAGACATTCTTCCATTGAGAGGTCAAATTATTGCAATTAGAGATGCGGATATTACAGTCACAATGGTTGATGACAAATCAATTAGTTTAGTAAGCAGATAAAATGAATGATGTATTTTTCAAGCCGTCATTAAATGTAGAATCTTTTATTGGCGAAAATTCTTCCGTTAATACGGAAAGATTCTTGCTGTTCGTAAAAGCATACTACGAATGGATGCAATCTACAACTATAACACTAACAAATAAGACTGGAACATTTGTAGTTGGTGAAACTGTTGTTGGTGCGTCTTCTGGTGCATTAGCTACAATCAAAGAAGTCAAAGCAAATTCTATTGTAGTTGCACCAACTTCAAGAACGGTATTTGTATATACTGAGACTGTCACTGGCCAAACTTCTGGTGCTACTGCAACAATCAGCATAATTAAAGATAATGTTGGTCGTGCATCAGGAAATATTTTAAATTATAAAAATATTGAAACTTCTGTTGACCAATACGTTGAATATCTTAGGGAAGAATTATATCCTAGCATACCTGCATCATACTATGGTGATAAGAAATTAGTTGCACAATACTTTAAAGATTTCTATGAATCTAAAAGTAATGAGCAATCTTACAGATTCTTGTTCAAACTTTTATACGATGAAGACATTGATTTTTATTATCCGGGAACTGACATTCTCCGAATATCGGATGGTAAATTTGAAAAAACACAAATTATCAGAACTTCACCTGTAGGAACTGGATCTCTTTCAGACATATTTTTATTCTTAAATAAAACTATTCGTGGTCAGACTTCTGGATTTCTTGCAAACGTAGTTGACATTAAAAAATTCTTTATTGGCACAGTAGAAGTTGCTGAAATGACACTTAAACTTGTAAGTGGAACATTTTCGGCAGGCGAAACTATTGTTGACATTGATAACAACAATTTAACTTCAACTGTTCTTGGCATTGTATCTGGTATCACAGTTATTGATGGTGGTTCTGGATATCAAGTAGACGATAGCATTACGATATCTGGCAATGGACTAGAGGCACAAGCTAAAGTTTCATCAATTAAAGAATCACCAATTAGTGCATTAACAGTAAACGCAATCGGGCATGGTTATCAATTAAATACTGAAGCGATAGTCAGCAACTCAGGCACTGGTGGTACTGGTTTTCTTTTTGAAGTTTCTGAACTTGCAAACACATACACAGTAACTTCTGGTGCAAACACATATACTGTCGGTGAAATTTCTAAATTATCTATTATCAATAGGGGTGAAGGATATTTTAAGAAGCCTTCTATTACACTACAAGACACAACCATCGCATCTTTGGGATTGTTGTCTGATAAGTTAATTACAATTTCAAATGCTGGTACCAATTATGGTGTTGGCAATACACTTATAATTACCAGCCTTCATGCAGGCAATAGTGGTGCAGGTATCATTGCATCGGTTGTAGAAACCACAACATTCGATCTTTTGTTTGAAGATGGATTTCAAATGAAGGCTGATGGTAGTTACTACGACATTATTAAAAATGAAGACTGGTTAGTAAAAGGTCCAATCAAACGTATTGAATTAACAGATTTTGGCGATGGCTACACACCGGGTTTGCTTCCACTTATCTCGGTTTCATCTACAACTGGTGCTGGCGCAAACTTAATTGCAACAGGCATTCAAGGCACAAGTGCAAATGTTAGTGTAGACACATCAAACAATATTACTGGTATCGGATCTATTCGTTCTGTTGAAATTACCAATTTTGGTATCAACTACAGTACAGCCAATGCATCTGCATCTGCTATTGGTGATGGCAATGCAAATCTTGCGGTAACTATTTCAGGATTAGGAATCAAAGAAGGCGTTTTATTGAATGACGATGGTAAAATTGATTACAAGATTATTCAAGACTCTTTCTATTATCAAGATTTTTCATATGTTATCCGAAGCGGATTAGTTTTTTCTGTGTACAGAGATACACTCAAAAGCATTATTCATCCTGCGGGCTTACAAACGTTTGGTGAGATTTTAATCAAGAGTGTACTTGATGTTACACCAATTATCAGTAGCACAATTAGCACTTTGGTTAACGTGAATGAATACATTTTGTATATTCTTTCTGCATTCGATGTTGCTCCTAGTTTTGCACAAGCTAGATATTCTAGAATTATTAATAGTACAGCAGACGTAAGTTCTCCTTTGTTGTCAAATAGAGAAGTTCAGGTTCGTATTGCACCAAGCATATTAGATAACACATCAACATTCGATAGAACCTTACAAATTCGTACAGAAAATGAATTCGATCTTTCACAGAGCATAAGTAAACAATATACACTATCGATTCCTTCAGTTGAGTTTGCCGCATATGGAACATTTTATGGAGACTTGATTATTGGTGATTATGCAAATACGCCAATTTCAACATTCTCTGCATTTTCATTCGATTCATTCTTCACATCCGATCCTAATGTAACTAGTACATACGCTAAAACTATTAAAATTACAGGAACAGTCACATTCTCAGGCAATACTGTCATTGGTACTGGAACAAATTTTGCCAATAACTTCTCGGTTGATGATTCTTTCATTGTAAATGATGAAAAATTCATTGTTAAAAGCGTGGCAAATTCAACATATCTGCAGGTAAACGTAAATCCTGTGGGGTCTTACACAAATGTTTTAGCATATAAGCAAGAAGTGGCTTAAAAAGAATTATAAATACTACAGTTAAAATAGTATCAACGAACAAATTTCAGTAAAGGGAAAAACATGGCTTCCATAGTAACTAGCAAATTCAGAGTCCACAATGCACAGCAGTTCGTGGAGTCTTTCTCAGAAGCGGCAAACACAACAATGTATTTGTTTGTCGGTAAAAATACAGCATTTCCAGACGATAACAATCCTCCAACTCCAGTAAATTCCACAGCAAATATTGAATTTACTCCATGGCGTGATATGTTTGGTGCAAAGCGTATTCAATCGACTGACGTAACACACGCAATTGAACGCTATAACTGGACTTCAGGTACAGTTTATGACGCATATGACGACCAAGACACGAATTTATTAGATGACGATTTCTATGTTCTTACTGAAGACTATAATGTATACAAGTGTTTGTTTAATGCTGGAGGAACAGCATCAACAACAAAACCAACAGGTGTAAGCACATTACAATTTACAACTGCTGATGGTTATATTTGGAAATACATGTATACAGTTACTACTTCAAATGCTTTGAAGTTTTTGACGAATGATTATATTCCAGTTCAGACTTTAACATCGGATGACGGATCCGATCAATGGGATGTTCAGCAAGCCGCAGTAAATGGCGGCATTCACGTTATTAAAGTGACTGCTGGTGGCTCTGGATACGCTACTGCGCCTGCGGTTACAATTACTGGTGACGGAACTGGTGCCACTGCAAATTCTACAATTACTGCTAACGTAGTTACAGCAGTTACAGTTACTAACATTGGTTCAGGATATACAAGAGCAACAGTTTCATTTGCATCAGGTGCGGCAACTGCTACAGCAGTCATTTCACCAAAAGGTGGGCATGGTGCAGATCCAGTTGAAGAGTTGGGTGGTAAGTATGTTATGATTAACTCTCGTTTAGATGGTAGTGAATCTAATACAATTTCCACAGCAAACGAATTCAGACAAGTCGGTTTAGTTAGAGATCCACTTTTATTTGGAACTACAACAAGAGCAACGGCATCTTCATTTAGACAAACTTTCCGTTATACTGTAGCAAACACTGGTAACTATACAGTAGATGAAGTTGTTACAAGCGGAAGCAATACTGCATTTGTTGTTGAATGGGATGCAACAAATAATTATTTGTATACAACTAAGCCTCTCAACCAAAACTTTGCAAATGGTGCATCAATCACTGGCGCTACTTCAGGAACATCTCGTACAATTACCGCAATCAGTACTGCAAGTTTAGACCCATACTCTGGTGATCTATTGTATGTTGAAAATAGAGTTCCAATTGCAAGAGCGTCTGACCAAATTGAAGATGTGAAACTAATTATTCAATTCTAAGATAAAATAGGTTTAAAATTAAATGGCAAATACATATCCTGGTGGCATAGATTTAGACACCAGTCCATACTTTGACGATTACGATGAAGACAAAAAGTTCGTAAGAATTCTTTATCGTCCTGGACGTGCTGTTCAAGCTAGAGAACTTACACAATCACAATCTCTTCAACAAGTACAGACTAAACGTTTTGCTGAATATTTTTTCAAGCAAGGTGCATTAGTTGATGGATGTGAACAAAATCTAGACTTAAATTTAAATTTCGTAAAACTTCAGACAAACTACAATGGTAGTGAAGTTGCGGTTGCAAATTTATTGAATACAATTGTCTATGGCGCAAACAGCGGCATCAAAGCATACTGTGGATTAGTTACTGACATTGATGGTGATGATCCTAAAACATTGTTCATCAGTTATGCAACAAATGGAACTCAAGTTCTTACAGTAAACGTTGCGCCAACTACACTCACATCAGGAAATACAATTACCTTCTCAACAGGTAATACTGCTACGATTGAGACATTTTATACAGACCCAATTTCTGGTGTAATTAAAATATTTGTTTCAAACACAAATGGAACATTAACTGCGACAACTGCAAACACAGTATTAAGCACTGGTGCAACTCAAGTAATTAACGTAACAGCCGTTTCAGATCAAAGTGCAAATACTGCATTTGCAAACTCAGAAACTATCTTTACAGCAAATACAACATCTAGAGTGTATGCATTGGCTGCGGCAACAAATGCAGTAAGAAATGTTGTTAACGAAGGTCTTGCAACTCAACAAATCTATAACTACGGTTCTAAGATTACTGTTTCTGAAGGTGTTGTTTATGTTGCAGATCATTTTGTTAAGCATTCTACACAAACAATTTTACTCGACAAGTATACAAACGAACCTTCTTATAAAATTGGATTAGTTCCAAATAAATCTTTTGTTGATTACATTGAAGATCAAACTCTTGTTGACAATGCACAAGGCACACCGAACTTTCAAGCACCGGGTGCAGACAGATTGAAGATTGATACGACTTTAACAAAAGTTGCATTGAACGAAACTACAGATGAAAATGAATTCATCACAATCACAGAAATTGAAAATGGTATTGCTAGAAAAAGAAAATCAATTACTGTAGAAAATAAATTAGAAGAAGTTCTTGCAAAACGCACACAAGAAGAATCTGGCAATTATACTTTGTCTGATCCAATTGTCGTTGTTCGTGAGCATTTAATAAATGGCGACAATGATGGCAGATACACTTCTGCTGAAGGTGGCAATACAGATTTACTTTTAGTTGAAGTTGATCCATTCACATCTTATGTGTCTGGTTATAGAAATCAACTTATCACAAAAACTCCAATTGAAATTGAAAAAGGTCTTAGCACTCAATACGTAGAACAAACTAAGACACAAATCAATTATGGGCAATATATTGAAGTCAAAGAAGTTGTTGGTGCATGGGACATTATGGAATCAACTACTGTTGATCTATATGATACAGCACAACAAGTTATTACAAACTTAGCACATTCAACTGCAACCGCAGCCGGAAGTGCAATCGGTACTGCAAGAGTTCGTTCTATTGAATATGTGAGTGGTGCTAAAGGTACTGCTGATGCAAGATACTATTTGTACTTGTACGATATCGTGATGAGTGCAGGAAAGAATTTTAAAGACGTTCGTTCTATTTTTGATTCTGCGACACCAAAACGTTTTGCCGATGTTGTAACAACAGCCGCTGGTGCTGTCTTACAAGAAACGTCATTTGGCACAATGATTTTTCCATTGCCATATGAAGCAATTAAAACCGTACGTGACAATTCAGAAAACGTTGAAACTTCTTTTAGATTTAAAAAGAAATTTACTGTTTCATTTACGTCTGGTGTTGCAACAGTTGCAACTGACGTTGTTAGCGAAACGTTTGTCGGTACAGGCTTATTGAATGCAACCCAGAAAAATGATTTCTACATGGTTGTTGTTAATAATGCTGGTGCAAACGTAGCAACTTCTGCGTTGACTGGTACTGTTACTGTAGGTGCCGCCAATACTGTCGTTATTGGAAGTGGAACTTCTTTTAATACACAGTTAAATGTTGGTGATTTAATCACTATCAATTCTTTAACAAGATCGGTCGCAAATATTGCATCGGCCACCGTATTAACTCTATCGACTGCACACACGACTGGTTCTACCGCAAACACATTCACTAAAACCCTTGCAACAGGAACAATTCTATCGCTTTCTGGCAATGGTGGTTCAGGAGCCACACGAACAGTTAATGTTACTTCTCCAGGAACAGTAGCAATTGATGTTAAAGAGAATGCAACATTTACTGCTGATGTTATTGTCTCTATGGACAGAGCAAATTCAAAAGAAAAAGTTAAAACATTAAATTTTCAAACGCAAGCAAACATCAATCCAAATACGCACATTAGTGGGCTGTCTGGACCATTTGGTTTAGGTGTTGGTGATATCTATCAATTACACGCTGTTTATCAATCATCATCATTCGCCATTGCCGCTACTACAGCAAACACAGACGTTACTGCAAATTATATATTAGATAATGGACAACGTGACTATGCATACGAACATGGAACAATTACACCAATTACTGGTTATGTTCCAACAGGTAGATTGTTAGCAGTCTTTGACAACTTTGTACACGACACATCTCAGGGTGTTGGATATACATCAGTTAATTCTTATCCAGTTGATGATAATGCAACATCAAATACTACAATCACAACTGCTGACATTCCTGTATTCACTAGTCCTACGACTAAGAAAGTTTTTAAACTTCGTGACTCTATTGATTTCAGACCAATCAAAACTGCAAACACATCATTGAATCCAATTGATGTTGGCACATATGAAGTTCCAACATTCGGTCTTCGTGTTCCAGAATCTGGTTCAGATTTTGATGCGGATTTAATCTACTACAAAGGTAGAATTTCTAAAGTATACATTAATAACTCTGGTGTGTTCGGTATCAATGATGGTGTTCCAGCACAAGCTGGTAATCAGAGAGCAGAATCTCCACCAACTAAACCTGATACATTAGAAATCGCAGAATTAACTATTCCACCATATCCTTCTTTACCGTCAGAAGTAAAAATCAAATTGTTGAAAAACAAACGATTCACTATGCGTGACGTTGCAAGAATAAATGAGAGACTTGAAAGACTAGAGTATTTTACTGCATTGAGTTTCTTAGAAAAACAAGCGACTGATACAACAGAATTAGACAATGATGGATTAGACAGATTCAAAAATGGTATTCTTGTTGACCCATTTACAGGTTGGGCTGTAGCATCTACATCTAGTGATGGTAAAGATTGTGCAATTGATAAGAAGAACAAATTGTTGACATGTTTACAAGACAACGCAAACACAGTTGGTCTTCGTTATTCTACTACAGCACCCGCTCTTTCAACAACAACTATAAATTCTGGCAACAAAATTATGTTGCCGTTTGCTGAAGTTGAAGCAAAGGGATTAAAACAAGATAAAGCATCTAGACAATTAAGACTTGCTGAAGAATTAAACTTTGTTTGGACTGGTGATTTAATCGCTGTACCATTTACAGACAATTTCTTTGACACTACAAACGATCCTACAAAAGCAGTTGTTTACAATGATGACCAAGGTGCAGACAACTGGAAAGCATTAGTGAGTGCATGGAACACAGAAGTTGCACCATTAAATCAAAAATGGATTGGTGGCACAACGCAAACTGCAATCGTTGCTGGAACAAATCAAACAGCACAAGTTGGTAATTTCAACGTTACTACTGCACTACAGCAAACGACACAAGAAGCATTTAATCAATTAGCGGCAGGCAATCAAACAACATCTTCTACACAAGATGTTAAGTTTGATAGAGTTGTTCAAGTTGAAGCCGCACTCAGAATGCGTCCTCGTGACTTTGTTATTCAAGCTACAGGATTAAAAAATAATTCTAGAGTTTATGCATTCTTTGATGGTGTAAACGTTACCGCAAATTGCTTTCAAATTTCATTGTTCGGTAATACTACAGTACAATCATTAAACGACTTGATGAACAGCGCAGGTCAACTGACTGGCAATAGTGCAAGCACTTGGGAAGCTACTGCTAATGGTGCTACACAACCACTCATTGTTAAAAACAATCAAATTATATTATTGTTTGAAGTTCCAGCTGGTAAATTTTTTACAGGACAACGTGAATTCAAAGTTACAGACAGTCCTACAAATTCTGAGGGAACAACATTAACTAGTGCAAGAAATACAATTTTTTCACAGGGAATTTTACAAAAAACTGGTTCATTTACAATCAACTCTCGCCCATTTAACGTAACATTTAATAGCACAAACAATATTAAATCGTTAGGTCGAAAAGTTATTTCTGAACAGAGAGTTGAAATAGCCAGGTCTGAAATTCCACCACCACCGCCACCAAGAAATTGGGATCCATTGTCTCAAAGTTTCTTTGTTGATCCAGATACATTCACAAAAGGATTCTATTTAACTTCTATTGATCTTTTCTTCAGAACAAAATCGCAAGAAGACACTAGAAATGTTAGAGTTGAAGTTCGTGAAATGGAAAATGGATTTCCATCTGCACAATTTATTAGCGAAACTGATAGCGCAGTTGTCAACAATAGAAACATTTTAATTAGTGAAGATGCATCTAAGGCAACTAAATTTACATTTAAGAATCCTATCTATTTGAGTCCTGGTAATGATTACTGTTTCACCGTTAAACCTGAAAACAATGATCCAGATTACGCAATTTGGGTTGCTGAATTAGGTGCAATTGACATTACTAATCCAGACAGACAGACTAGAATTGAAAGTGCATACAATAGTGGAATTTTGTTCACATCTTCAAATGATAAGACATGGACAACAAAACAAAACATTGATATGAAATTTACAATGAGAGTTGCTGAATTTAATACTTCAGAGAAAGTTGCATTCTGGGCTAATATTCCACAAACAACTGCATTTACTTATGATGCATTGACTCCAGCTATTAGCGATCAAATTCTTCCTGAAACAAGCATTACTTATGATATCAAGACTGCTGACAGTTCATTTACAGTTGATTCTGATTATACTACAGTTAAAAACTATGAAAGATTGGTGTTACGTTCTAGAAAACAAATTTCTAATACCGCTTCAGAAACATCAAGCGCATTTAAATCTTTGCAAGTAAAAGCAACATTGTCTACAGCTAATAAGTTTATTACTCCATACATCGACAATGAAAATATTAGATTTCACTTTGATAAAAATATCATTAACAATTCAGATAGCACGGCCGTAACAGGAACAGTCGAATATAGTTCTGGCAATAATATTGTTATTGGTACTGGTACAACTTTTACGACACAAGTATTCCCTGGTGAATACGCATACTTTGGTGACGAATACCGCAGAGTTTCTTCGGTAACAAGTAACACAGTTTTGACTGTTATAAACAACTTTACCACGTCAAATGCAGTCAGTCAAGCAATGACAACTCGCAATGAAGAAAATCCAACTGGACCATATTCTTCACAGTCTAGATACATTACTAAAGTTGTGACGTTGAATGACGGATTTGAAGCGGCTGATCTAGTCACTTATTTAAGAATCAATCGTCCACCAGGAACTTCAATTAAAGTTTATGCTAAGTTATTGAATGAGAATGACTCAGACGCATTTGATGATAAATTCTATACTCCTATGGAATTAGTTGGAACAGAAACGTTCACACTCAATCAAAATGAGTACAAAGAAGAAAAGTATGTTGTTCCGTCTGTAGCTAAAACTGGTGGTTCTGAATTGCTTACTGGTACAGTTGCAGTTTCTGACGTATCAACAACAGTTACTGGCACATCTACTCGCTTCATTGAAGACTTGAAGATTGGTGACACAATTGCTGTCGGTACAGCTAGAACAGAACGTGTGGTTTCTACGATTGCAAACAATACATCATTGACAGTTGAATCTGCATTCACTACAGTTGCTTCTACGCAAGACGTTTTCCGTGTTCTAAATAACACAGTTGCATATACGACACCTGATGGAAGAACATTCCAAGGCTACAAACAATTCGCAATTAAGATTGTTTTCTTGTCTAGCAATCCAAGTTTTGCACCAAAGATCAAAGATTTACGAGGCATAGCATTAGCATGATAGTAGAAAAGATTTTAATTGCTGAACCCGTTCGTGGATTCACCGAAAGGGATAAAAACTCTAAAGCCATCTTGAATACGGATGTAGACTCGCTTTTGAAATATAAAATTCAAAAACGCAAAGCATCAGAACTAAATAAGAATGCCAACGACATAAATGTTCTAAGGTCTGAAGTAGTTCAAATCAAGTCGGATTTGAGTGAAATTAAAAGCATGTTATTGCAAATAACTAATAATAACAGAAGATAAAAAAATGACAATTAATAGTGTAATTTTAGCAAATACGTTTAATGAGTTTAGATCGACCGTTAATGAAGTCATTACGACCGTTAATGCTGGATTCGGCGTATCAGCAGGCACTGGTACGGGACTAACATCTGGAAGAGTTGTTCTTGGTGGCGCATCAGGCTCATTCACAGACGATTCTGAACTCACGTATGATACAAGCACAAACGTACTAACGCTTGGTGGAACAACAGATGCAACTGCGGCTAATAATGGAACTCTTGTTGTCGCTGGTGGTGTTGGTATCGCTAAAAAGTTATATGTTGGAACAGACTTAAGAGTAACTGGAATAACAACATTTGAAGGTAACGTATTTTTCTTAGGTTCAAATACTTCAATCTCTACTGTTAATATTGAAGTCAATGATCCAATGCTTCATTTAGCCAATAACAATGTATCAGACGCAGTTGATATTGGTTTTCATGGACAATATAATCAAGGTGGTGCCAACTTACACTCTGGTTTTTTCAGAGATGCTTCAGATGATACTTGGAAGCTATTCAGAAATTACAACATTGAACCAGCGCCAGCAATTGATATTACTGCTAACGGGTTTGCATGGGCAAACTTAGCTATTGGCGGACTTACGGCTGCCAACAGTATCAATATTGGACCAGGACAAACATACAAGATTAATACTGTTGACGTTTTAAGCGCAACGGCATTAGGGTCTTCAGTTGTCACATCGTCACTCACATCAACTGGCACAATTACTTCAGGCACATGGTCTGGTTCTTTCGGTGCAGTTAGCGGTGCAAACTTAACTTCATTAAACGCAAACAACATTGCAACAGGAACAGTAGCGCCAGCAAGACTTGCTTCAGGCACAGCAGACGCTACTACATTCTTGCGTGGTGACAGCACTTGGGCATCAGCGGCTGTTTCAATTACAGATAACACAGCAACAAATTCAACATTCTTTCCAGTATTTACTAGTGTAACATCTGGATCAATTGTTGGTGCGAATACATCATCTACAAAATTAACTTTCAATCCAAGTTCTGGATTGTTAACGTCAACTGATTACAATTCATCTTCTGATGTGACATTAAAAGAAAACTTTACAGAGATTGTAAATCCATTAGACATTATATCTCAACTTGACGGATTTGGATTTAGTTGGAAAGACACAAAAGAAAAATCTTATGGGCTGTCAGCGCAACAAGTCGAGACAGTACTTCCTGAAATCGTTAGGGTTCGTCCTGATGGCACAAAAGGTATTAATTATTTGAATTTGATTGCCTTTTTAGTAGAAGGAATTAAAGATTTAAAAGAAGAAGTTCGCCAACTCAAGTCTTATAAATAAGATAAGTTGACACAAAGGATAAAAAATGGCAATTAAAGTCGGCAGTTGTACAGTCATTGATGACACAAGAAATCTAGCAAACGTATGCTCTATTTCATTGGTGTCTGGTGGGCAAGGAACAACAGGGCAAGTTTTAAAATCCCAAGGCACAGGGCAACCCTCAACTTGGGGTGCAGTTGATGCTATTACCAATTATGCGTATGATAGCAGAAATGACCTTAGAGCCACAACACCAACAAACGGATCACAAGCATTCGTAGAAAATTTAGGATACTTTTCATTCAGTTTGGCTTCCGATGAACCAGATGACGATGAAACATCATTCAGAACATCAAATGGTGCTTGGCTTCTCTCTGCACCTATTTGGGATACAATTGAAGCATTCAATGCCTTTGAACCAAATGGCGGAAACTACAGCCTTGAAGTTGTGAATCAATTTGCTGGTGTTTCACCTTGTACATTTGCATGTCAATGTGTTTCTCTGCCAGGTGCAGTTCAAAGCGATGTTGTAGAAATATATGCAGTATGTGGCGGATCTTTTGGTGGTCAAGTCTTTATGCGATATTGTGATCCGGCGTGGTGTATTGTTGCGTGGGGCGGCCCATCTGTTTGTGCAAGCGGTCCATGTAGCCCATCTGCAAGCATATGCGGAACTTGCTATGCAAACGTATGCAAGTGGAAAATTCATGTTCAGAAGGTATAAATAGATGACTATAAATAGAATACTAGAAATAATCAAGGGGAGAACACCATGCCAGTGGTAAGAGGTATACGAGTTTTAAATGCAATATCGACAGGGAATACAACACCCGGCTGTCTTGATACTTTGCTATCCGATGGTGGACGATTAGCCGATGTAACACAGGTGCTAAGTTCTCCACAATATTCATGTGCGTTGGCGCAATCAAATACTGCGGCACACACTCTAGTTCGTTCTAATAATGCGATGACTGCATTGTTTGCAAATCCAATTGGATCATGCATATTCTATCAAACTACTAATAGTAGAGATGATATGTTGGGGTCTTCTTGTTACTACAACTACATGATGAGTTTTTCAACACCAGAGGCAACTAATGCGTTCAATCACTTTGGTAATACACCATGTATGATTAACTGTGCATTTGCTAGTAACACAGCATTTTTAGCTACCGCAGTATCATCAAACTCAGATATTACTAAGATGTTAACGTGCAATTCGTGTGTATCTGCATGTTTTAGAGGTACTGCATGTTCAATAAAAGAAGCCGTTGGAACTGCAGGTCGTGCGGCATTTTGGTTAAGTGATGCAACTGCACTTGGTTGTTTGACTGCATCTGGTTTAAGTACTGCACTTTGCACCAGCGGATTTACAGACACTCTCAATAGAGATGTTGCATGTGTGATGTGTACTGCGGCTTTTCAATGTTGTATTTTCGCTCTGTCCGAGCCAGCAAATACATACACTAGATTAGTGTGTGCAACAAACGAAATTATCACTAAAGGCGCATGTGGCGAAAACGAAACAAGCTGTAATTTTGCTAGATGGTCTAATACTTCCTTTGGTATTTGTTGTATGGCTAAATTTCTTGAGTCAGGAAATACGTATTTCATGGATTGCTTCGCTTCTTTTGGTAGCAATAGACAAAGAGCATGTCTTTTTTGCTTTTGTACCACATTGACTGGTTCAAACCCCATATGTCCTTGCGGCAGCCTCGGATCTGGCCTCGAGCAATATGGGCACCGTATAATCAAGTCCGACGTTATCGGTCGTGGATGCTATGTCGAAAACGATCCTAATGCTCCACATTTATATTTTCCATGCGGTGGGTTTAGACAATGTCCAATGACAATTGCAAATGGATCTCAACTTTCAAATACTGAAGTAGAATATCTAGGTCGATTCATCAAGTGTAACTATAACGTTATTACACACGCAGACTGTAGATTTACGATGATTTCTCCAGGATTCTGGAATCAAAGTAGTGCTATTGCATGTTTTAGAACTTGCTATACATGTTCTTTGGACAGAACAACTGCAAACACATCTGGTTTGACATTGAATTGTGGATTGTATTATACAACAGACAATGCGGCTACATTCAATCGCCTTTGTGTGCCTCTTCCAGCATGTATTTTCCAACAACTTTGTGGAAATGTTTGCTGTCAATTTACAGTTAGATATGCGTTAAGTACTTTTGCATGTTGCAACTACGTATACACTGGTTGGATTATTACTGATTGCGCTACTAATAATGGTGCCTCTGGTGTCTGTGGTCCAGCATATTTCAAAACTGGGCACTCAAGAATGTGTCTGTTTGCCAACAGTCAACCAAATACTGCATCTTGGACTCACTTTCCAGATGTTCCGTTGCCATTCTATACAGTTGCATTCTGTGATGAGTACTTTGCTGGCGTAAGCCCAATGAGAACTGATGGATATCAAACCACATTAGGAATTGAAAATCAATTATGTTGCCAAGAAGCTGGGCAATATGCTATGATGTTCTCTTTTGGTAAAGTTGGAGGTTGCGTTAGAATTAGTTGCGACCATTTTGTTCGAAATACACCTGCTGGTTTAGCATGTTTTACTCCATGTACATGCTGTAATGCATGTCTGTCATTGCCAGCGGCCACACATTGTATTTACGGCAGATGTTATGAAGATTATTTTCAAGGGCATGGATCAGGAACGCTTCCATACTGTCTGTGCCAGGCTCCTCACGTTACCTGCACAGACACATGTTCGATCCTGAGACACATGATTAACCCAACTGCGGCATCTCACACATTAATTTATAAAAACCCAAACAATCAAGCGGATTCTAAAGCATTCCTTGTTGGCTGGAGATCATTTGCAATGTTATATGGCGGTACCGCTGGTGGCTCCATCGCCACTTGCACGATGCTAGGTGCCCGAGACCAATTCCATTATTACAATTGTTGTACATGCCGTGGCCAAGCCGAAGGCACAGTAGGCGGCTGTGGATATTTTAGAAATACACCTGGTGTGAACGTCTGGTGCTATGGCTCTCAAGCAAATAATACAATGCAAGGAACAGAACTTGATTGTACTAACGCTTTAGCGATTGGTGGTAGTGCATGTTCTTGGACAAACTTTACTTTTGCAAATGCTAAAATAATTGGATGTAGACTTGTGTTATCTGGAGCATATCCTCCAGTAATGACTATGTGTGCATGTTGTGCCAGTTGTGACGGTACCTCTGGTAGCACCGCCGTAGGCACATCAGAAGGCGCTCACATTGGAGGGAATTTTGGATGCCAAAACGCATTAGGACAAACCGGACACACAACAGTATTTAATACAGATGGTGTTGTTGGAACAATTGTGTGCTGTTTTGAGTCTATGTATCATCAAACTCCAAATAGTAGAGGCTACGATAGTACAATATGTAATCAAGTTTTTCATTGCTCTTATTGTTCTGGCAGATGTTTTTGTTGTAATTCAGGAGTTTGCCAGTGCATGGGACATGCTGGACAGCGCCATCACTTTGCGGCCGCAATTCTTTCCGATGAAGCTGGCTTGAAGACAGTTAATTTTTATGGTTCATCAAATTCAGTATATTCAGTCCCAGCATTTCCTAACATGCCTCCAATGATTGCATGTAGGCCTAATTGTGCTCATGCCGATTATCAGAACACTACTTGCTATGTTTCTCCGGCACCTACTGGCAGTAATATTGTTAGATCAGACAAGAGTATATTTTGTGTTATAGATATAGGTGATGCATTTCAGCTATGTCATTTTGGCAATGCCGGTTGCTGTTGCCATGCGTCCACAGCCGAATGTGATAACCGCTTTTTTCATCAATGTAATCCTGGAAACGCAAATTCTATCGGAATCGTTGTAGCACACCACCTCTTCGGCGCAACCGGGCCGCACCCAGGTTGCTTTGCGGCAGTTTATACTCCCAAAAACTGTAGTCAAGACATGACAACGTTTGATGAAACGTTCAACTTCTGTTATCTCATAGCACCACACAAAGATTTTTGTTTGGAAGGGCCATACTGCTTTAATAGAGCATGTGAGTGTTTTGGTCCTAATTGCTGTTTGAGTGTACCATGTTCTCCTTGTTGCCCTGCCTGTAATATTGTGCTTTGTTGTCAAACCGGCGTTTGTGGCGGCACTTACTCGGCTGACCATCCAGTATGTAATTTTACTAGAGCCAACGGTTTCACCGCACAACATGTGTGTGTTAATCAGATTGATACTCACTATCCATGCTGTCAGACACCACCACGCCGTTGCTGTGCGGCCTTTGTGGGATGTTGTGGAATAGGCAATCATTTTAAAGTTGTGGCGAACAATAATTCAACGTTTCAATGTGCAATGCTTGTTTGCGTACATCAGGCATGTGGCTCATGCATTGCGGGCGGTGCCTACACTGGATGTTGTTTTTCTGACAGTCGCACATGTTGTAGAATGATTCCTTATGATAGACTTATGAGAACGTGCAATCAAGCTGGCCCTAATTGTTTGTGGTTTGATTTTATATCAAGTGGTGTTCCTTCATGGGGCGCATGTAACTCTTGCAATTATAGACCATGTAAATCATATTGGAATGCACAATATATGATGGATATAAGAGTTTCTTGTGCTGATACATGTTTCTGTTGCAACTGCCTCTGTTTTGCCGCCCAAGATCATCGTAAGAGATCAGGATTTCAACTTTATAGTGCATGTAATTCAACATACTTTGCCGTAGATTCCCTTTGTTATGAGGTGATGCCTGCAACTCAAACAAGAGGTTCTGGAGCACCATTAAATACTCAAAATAGCGTACACATTGCATATTTTGATTTGACTCCATATAGATGTTCTGCCTCTGGTGGTGGTGGATTCTTTGCAAATGGTAATCCAAGCGGTACTGTGTCCGGATGTTCTTGCTGTTTGATGTTTACCAAAATAGATATGTTCTATAATCTATAACGTGAATTAACATATGAAACTTATCGTAGAAAATAATCGTGTTATAGCAACAACATTTGATGGATATGAAGGACCTCAGCAATGGGTTTCTTCTCCATCAGACTTTGTTGAGTCTAGAGCATTCGAATATACATATATTAATGGTGTTCTAGACTTACCAATGCTTCCATATCTTGAAATAGAAACACAAAGAAGATTGGACACATTCGCACAAACAAGAGGATATGAAAATATCAATTCTGCAACGACATATATAAGTTCGTCAGTAACAAAATATAAGAATGAGGGTACATATGCCGCTACTGCTAGAGATAGCACTTGGTCTGCATTGTACCAAATCATCGATGATGCAACTGATGGTAGAAGAGAAAAGATTGTAAATTTTTCTGAAATTGAATCTGAATTACCATCACTTGCTTGGCCAACATAAAAAAATATCAAAAAGACTTGACAAATTGAGTTATATATAGTATAGTGTTTGATGTGAAGTAACACTATTCATCTTGAAAGGATTATGAGATAATATGAAAAAAGTAATTTATATTGACGGTGGTGCAGGAAGAGCAATTGCGGCACTACCAGCACTTGAAAAATTAGTTAGAAACAAAAAACCAGAAGATGACATAAAAATTATTGTCATGGGATGGGACAATTTATATTGGGGCAATCAACTGCTTCAAGATATCACATTTAGTGCAGATACAAAAGGTATCTTTGATCTAGTCATTAAAGGCGCAGACAAACACATCAGCCCAGAACCATATAAAGTTCCAGAGTACTATAATCAAAAAGTATCTCTAGCGGAAGCGTTCGACATTGAAATCAATGGCACACATGACCATTCTGATTTACCTCCACTCAAGTTGTACACTAGCAAAGCAGAAGAAAAGAATGCCGCTAATATGATTGCAGACATAAAGATGCAACAGAAAAAAGACAAGACACTTGTGATTCAACCTTATGGTAGAAGTGCAAGAGTTGATCGTGCTGACATTATCGATGATTCATCTAGAGGTCTTGATTCACACGCATACTTACGTTTAGTTAGAAAACTTTCAACAAAGTACAATCTTATTTTGTTTGCAGAGAAACCATTTCACCAGCCAGATGATAACTTCACCTTTAAACCTGAAATAGATTTAAGGTCATGGTCTGCTGTTATTGAAGCGGCTGATTATTTTGTTGGTTGTGATTCTGTCGGACAGCATATGGCAAGAGCGTTTAATAAGCCAGGAACTGTTTTCATCGGATCCACATTCGCAAAGAACGTTTCATATCCAGATTGGTTCAATATTTACGAACGACCTGGAGTCGAAAAGAAATACTCTCCAATTCGTATTTCTGGTTTAGATTCACACTTAGCAGATAGATACAATGACAAGTGCATGGATTTATCTGATAAAGATGTAGACGAGTTGTTTATTTCAATTGTTAAAGATATAGAGAAGAAGGTAGGAAAATAATATGAGTTATAATATTTTAGGTATCAATCCTGGTCATAATGGTTCTGCGGCATTACTAGTTGATGGTGAAGTTGTATACTATGTTGAAGAAGAAAGATTAAGTCGTGCTAAGTATGATGGTAATCCATTCAGAGGCATGTTAGACATTATGCAGAAATGGCACGTTGATGAACTTGTCATTGCTGGTACTGGACAAGAAGAACATAAACTTCCGTGGACAGGTGAAGATGCGTATACTGCGCTTGTTCGCAAATTCTATCCTAATGTAAAAGTACAAAGACTTGGAAATGAACATCACTTGGGTCATGCCGCATCTGCATTTTACAATTCTGGATTTGAAACAGCAATTGCACTTATTGTAGATGGTGCTGGTTCACTCAAAAAAGAAAAAGTGGATGAGAAGAATGAAACTATCACAGCCGAAGGATATGAAACAGAATCGATTTGGCATTGTGAATATCCAGGCAAATTTGCTTTAGTGCGAAAAGTTTATGGTAACAATGCCGGACCAAAAGTCGATACTGGAGTATTTGATTTTGATGGTGGCGCAACAACTGTTACTAAAGCATACGAAGCAGTATCTCAGTACTTAGGCTTTGGTTTTATCGAAGCAGGTAAGACAATGGGACTTGCACCATATGGTAAGTATGATGACAATATTCCTAGATTGTTTAATGGTAATAGGGGTTCAAAAGATGTTTTCATTCCTGCATATCCAGCGGGTGCTTACATCGACCAAGGAAGATTTCCATATCTAAGACAATATGCAGATCCAAGAGATTGGCATAAAGACTCTGAAAAATTAACAACTGTTGAAAAGAATCTTGCTTGGCATATTCAAAATGATACGCAACAGATAATTGGTGACTACATTGAACTTGCAGTTCAAGCTACAAAAGTAGAAAATATTGTTATCGCTGGTGGTTATGGTTTGAATTGCGTTGCAAACTATTACTTAAAGAAACGTTTTCCACATTTAAACATTTATGTTGAACCAGTCGCAAATGATGCTGGTACTGCAATTGGTGTTGCAAAACTTTCTTGGCACACTTCACAAAATGATAGTACAGTTCGCCCACAGAAAAGCATCTATTACGGACCTGAGTATTCAAAAGAATTGCTTGAGTATATCTTAGACGCAAACAAAGAAGCAATCAAAGTAACTCCTACTACAAAAGAAGAAGTTGCACAATTGATTGCTGATAAAAATATTGTTTCGATCTTTCAAGGTCGTTCTGAAGCTGGTCCTCGTGCATTGGGTAATCGTTCTATTCTTTATGATTCAAGAGATCCAGAAGGTAAAGACAAAGTTAATCTTGTCAAAGGTCGTGAATGGTTTAGACCATTTGCAGGCTCTGTCTTGCTAGAAGACGCAAACGATTGGTTTGACATGGCTGGACTTGAAGAGTCTCCATTTATGATGTATGCAGTTAATGTTGCCGCAGACAAAGTGAGTGAGATTCCGTGTGTTACACACGTTGATGAAACTTGTCGTGTGCAAACTGTTTCTGAAGAGAACAACAAGCATTACTATGAATTGATTAAGGCATACAAAGACATTACTGGTGTTCCAGTTATCTTCAATACTTCATTCAATCTTGCTGGTCATCCTTTAGTTGAGACACTACAAGATGCATTGATGACAATCTTTAGTTCTAAACTAAAATATATCTACTTGCCTGAGTTAGGTGTTCTTGTCGAAAAGACAATTGATGATCCAACAGAGAAAGTTGAAGCTGAAGAAGTTGAAACAGAAACAGCAACTGAAGAATAAAAAAAGCCCCTTTTGGGGCTTTTTTGTTATGCAAGAGAATTTGCAAAATCTAGTAGAGAGTTAAACGTCTTTGTTTTATTCTTTAACTCCTTATTTGCAAATGTATCTAGTTTAGACTCTACATCTTCATAACCAGGAGATTTAATTAGAATAGGTTTTGCATGTACAGAGTCGCCAGCTTTCAGATTATATAATTTGTTGCCTGCAAAGTATCCACCCTTGAATGCAACTTTCATATCATTCTCAGCACGTTTCATCATACCATTGTTTGGCATTGCAAACAAATCTTCTTTCATGTTGGATGTTGCATATAGAAGTCCGTCAATTGTAAAGATTCCAGCTTGACCAAAATAATTCATCAACTGTTGAACATTAGAATCTACTGCTTGAGTAGTTAATTTACCTTGACTGATTAGGGGTTCATTAAAGAATATGACAAGTTTATATCCTTTTAGACGAATAGTACGAATTGCATCTAATGCACCAGGAAGTATTTCTATATCAGATGGATTAATAATAGGTTTAGTGTCATTTAAAATTACACCTCTATCAATACCAATTGTTTCTTTAGGAAAATAAGTTGGCCAGTTTTGCTGTTGCTGAGGCATTTGTTGGCCATATGGTGAACTATAGTTTTGTTGTCCGTACGGTTGCATCTGTGGCATAGTAGGTGATGGTGGTTGACCACCAACGTTCATGCTTCTATCTATTGAAAATCTTCCCATTGTTAAATCCTCTCAAATCTTAAAAAATTCATTTATACTTCTGAAATGCGTTTTAATTCCTGCATCTCTTAATTTAGTCATGTCAGCACACGTCCAATATTGATATTTTGTTTGATACTCTTTTGGAAAAGGAACAGTTTCAACTTTAGCATTTTCTCTCTGTGCAATAATTTCAGCAACTCTAGCAAAAGATTCTGGTGCACCTGTGCCCAAATTAAAAATTCCACTATTCATTTTGTTGAATGCTAATTCTATTTTGGCTTGTACAATATCTTCAACACAAACGAAATCTCTGAATATACTTTCTGAGCCAGAGAATAATTTTATTTTTCCTGTTTCTCTTGCTTGAATAGTAAACTTGGTGATTGGGCTTGCTTGATCTTTCTTATGCAATTCATTTTCGCCATAAACATTGAAGTATCTTAGCCCTTGAATGTTGAATTCAAACTTACTAGAGTATTCTGACTCCATCAATTTAATAATTTTTTTGTCAAACATATATTTAGAAAATGCATATGGTGTTTGTGGATACATTGAAGCAGATTCTGGCACTCTGAAGTTTGCGGGCATGTCACCGTAAACACTTGCACTAGATGCATATTGAAAAGGTATCTTATGTTCAAACGATTTTCTCAAAAGTTTTTCTGAGAATTCATAATTTCTTTTCATTAACAAAGTACCATTTGTTTCTCTAGTAGAAGAAATTGCACCTTCATGGAAAATAAACTTGACACTATCCCAATCAGAGAATGTATCAAAAAATGAATCAACATCATAATAATCACCAAACGTTGTGCCGTTTAGATTCATCATCTTATTGCCATCAGTCAAATCATCAACAACTATGATTTCTGATATGCCTCTTGCATTTAATGCTCTAATTAAATTTGATCCAATGAATCCAAATCCGCCAGTAACCAGTATCATTATTGTTCCTTGCTCTGCTGACTATCTCCAGGCAGAACACGATAATTATCTTGAACACTATCTGGTGTGGAGACTTCTATGATTGTGCCTTCTTCTAGGCAAATAACTTGATGTGGTTGTAGAGGACGATTACGCCAAACTTCTCCAGCTTTCAGCGTTACGTCATGCATACTTGCGTCTTTAGTCTCAATGAATTTAATCATAAATAAACCATCTAACACATACCAAGATTCATCTTTTTCAGCATGGAAGTGCATACTGAATTTTGCGCCTTTATTGAACTTCATCAATTTGCCGCAATACTTATCGTTGGTAGCCCAAATCAATTCGTGACCCCAACCCTTTTTCACAAAACCTTCTAGTCTTTCCATATTATTCACCTCGCTTATAACATTATACTTTATTTAGCACATTAAATCAAGTGCGTTGGAGTGCAATTAATAAGAATGATAAATAGAAGATGAAATTCATAAGGGGCAAAAGTAAATGAGTACAAGCAAACCAGCAACAAGAGAAGAATTTAAGCAATTCTGCCTTAGAAGACTAGGTGCGCCTCTCTTAGAGATAAACGTAGCTGACGAACAAGTTGAAGACTGCATTGAGATTGCATTTCAATATTACTACGATTACCACTATGACGCAACGGAAAAAGTCTATCTAGCACACGCAGTCACGCAAGATGACATAACAAACAAATACATCACATTACCAGATTCTGTCATTGGTGTTATGAATATCTTTGACATTGGCGACAGTTATTCTACAAACAATCTTTTCAATTTGAGATATCAGATTTCTTTGAATGATTTGTATTCATTCAATACTGGTCCGTTTGCGCCATACTACATGGCATTTCAAAACGTTGCAATGGCAGAAGAACTGTTTGTGGGTAAACAATCCCTCAGATTCAATCGCCACATCAACAGAGTTTACATTGACATGTCTTGGGACACAAAAGTAACTATTGGTGAATTCATTATCATCGAAGGATATCAGAAGATTGATCCTGACACATTCACAGATGTATACAATGATAGATTCTTGCAGAAGTATTGTACCGCACAAATCAAAAAACAATGGGGTGAAAACCTTAAAAAGTTTGAGGGACTTTCTATGCCAGGTGGTATTACGTTTAACGGACAGAAAATCTGGGATGAAGCTACAGATGAAATTCAAGCATTAGAAGCAGAAGTCATTAGCACGTATTCTCTACCTGTTACTGACATGCTAGGCTAATCACAATGGCACGCAATCGTTTTTTTAATCAATACACTCCTGTTAAGCAGGAACAAAATCTTGTTGAAGATTTAATTATAGAATCTATCAAGATTTATGGTATAGATGGTTATTACTTACCAAGAACGCACGTAAATTTAGATAAGATTTATGGCGAAGATGCGTCTATGCTTTTTGATGATGCACTTGAAATGGAACTGTATGTAAAAAGTTTTGATGGCTTTATGGGACAAGAAGACTTTATGGCAAAGTTTGGTCTTCAAGTTGACGAATCAGTCACATTTGTTATTTCGCAAAAACGATTCACACAATCACTCAAAACATCTATAATCACAGAATACTCATACAACATGTTGACTGAAGATGGAGAAGAATTATTAAGCAACAGGAATGATGTGTCAGAGTATGATTACGAAGCCATTGTGAGACCAAGAGAGGGTGATTTAATTTGGATTCCTATGTTTGAAAGCATGTATGAAATTAAATTCACTCAAAATATTGAGAACTTCTTTCAATTAGGCAAACTCTACACATACGAACTACGTTGTGACAGACTCGAATACTCTAGCGAACGTATTAATACTGACATTACCGAAATTGATGCAAACGAAGATCAATACAGTTTGTCAACTGCTAATAATGAAAAATTACTTGACGAAGATAATTTCTTGTTCTTGCTTGAAGACGGCACATTCATTATCAACGAAGCTGATGTTGTTGTTCTAGCAGAGATTTCAGCAGACAATGAAGAGATTGGTCAGAAAATTATTGACGATGATATTCTAGATTTCTCAGAACAAAACCCATTCTCATTGACAAGGACTTTCTAATATGATGTTCGGACACGACTTCTATCACGGAACGCTAAGACGTTACGTAATCATGTTTGGTAATTTGTTTAACGAAATTCAAGTTGACAGATACGATTCTGCTGGAACTAAAATTCAAACTGTCAACGTTCCAATTGAGTATGGACCAAAACAAAAGTTTATTCAAAGGGTGACTAGCGATCCTGATTTGAATCGCCATGTTTCTACTACATTGCCAAGACTTGGATTTGAGTTTACTAGCATGTCATATGCGCCTCAGCGTAAATTAAACAGCGCACATAAAATAACTAGAGGCGTAAATACTGGAGGGCTAGACTTCAATTATATGCACACACCTGTGCCATATGACTTCAGCTTTTCTTTACATGCACTTTTTAGAAACACCGAAGACGGCACACAAATTGTAGAACAGATTGTGCCATTCTTTACACCAGACTTTACTGTGACAATGAAGATGATTCCAGAGATGGCACTTAACATGGATATTCCAATTGAGTTAAACTCGGTAACTTCATCAGACACATACGAAGGAGATATGGATTCTCGCAGAATTCAAACGTACCAATTAGATTTTACAGTCAAAGGATATTTGTTTGGACCAACTAAGAAGTTCAAGTACATTGCTAAAGAAGATATTAATTTTATTGATGATGGCTCTGCAATCAACAAAGCAATCATATCTACTCAAACATTTACTGGAAACTCTGAGTTTGAAGTAACCGAAACGCAAACTAACAACAATGGATATACGACATAATGAAGAAAACAGTTGATGATAAGTTAAATGACATATTTGATGTGCAAGGTAAGATTGTTGAACAAGCATTGGTACCTGTTGAACACCCAAAGAAAGAAGTTATTTCTGGTGCACCAAATGATGAATCAATTGATGCTGACTATGAATATGCGAGAGAGAATTTAAAGCTATTCATTGAGCAAGGCAAAGTTGCTATGGAAAACATTATCTTTTTAGCAAAAGAAGGTGAGTCTCCAAGAGCATACGAAGTTGTAGGGCAATTGATTAAAACATTGTCAGACACAAATAAAGATTTGTTAGACTTGGGTAAAAAAGTAAAAGACTTGAAGACAAAAAAAGATGATACACAACAACCACAACATGTGACTAATGCATTGTTTGTTGGTAGCACGGCAGAATTACAGAAACTAATTGGTAAAAGATGACTGCAAAATCCTATCTAGGAAATTCTCTTTTAAAAGCATCTGGTGTACCACTCAATTTCACCAAAGAAGAGATTGAAGAATACTTGAAATGTGCTGACGATCCAATATACTTCATTGAAAGTTATTGTAAGATTGTCACGTTAGATCATGGACTTCAGGCATTTAAACTGTATGACTGCCAAAAGAACAAAGTAAAAATTATCCATGAGAATCGTAAAGTCATTCTTATGGAAGGGCGACAACAAGGTAAGACAACAACTTCTGCCGCTTACATCTTGTGGTACACATTGTTTCAAGGAAGCAAGACTGTAGCCATTCTAGCCAACAAAGCAACAGCCGCTAGAGAAGTTTTGTATCGTTATCAAATCATGTATGAGAATCTTCCTACATGGCTACAGCAAGGTGTCACTACATGGAACAAGGGTGACATTGCTTTAGAAAATGGTTCAATTGTATTCACAGCCGCAACAAGCACATCAGGTATTCGTGGTAAGTCAGTTAACTTATTGTACGTTGACGAAGCCGCTATCATACCGAACAATGTAGCAGAACAATTCTTTACCTCAGTTTATCCTACGATTTCTGCTGGTGAAACAACAAAGATTCTGCTAAGTTCTACTCCACTTGGATACAATCACTTCTGGAAATTCTGGAATGATGCAGACAACAATAGAAATGGATTTGTCAATCTATTCATTCCATACTGGGAGATTCCTGGACGTGATGAGAAGTGGGCATCTGAACAAAGAGCAATGTTGGGTGAGTTGAAGTTTAATCAAGAGGTTTTATGTAACTTCTTAGGTTCTAGTCTTACACTCATTGCTTCCGATTCTATTGCACAAATGTCGGCTAGCCCTATTACCTATCAAAAAGATGGGCTAGACATATACGAAAATGTTGAAAAAGATCATGCATATTGTATTGTAGCAGACACAGCAAAGGGTGTCGGTGGTGACTATTCGGCATTTCAGATTATTGACATAACTCAGATGCCATATAGAATTGTGGGTAAATATAGAAACAATGAAATCAGCCCTCTTTTGTATCCATCAGTACTTTACAGAGTGGGTAAAGAATACAATGAGGCATATATTCTAATTGAGATCAATTCTTCAGAGCAAGTTGCAGAGATTCTTTATGGTGAGTATGAATATGAGAATATTATTTCTGTTAGCAGAACACCACAAGGCCAAGTTGTTAATGGTGGATTTGGTGGAAATAAAACGCAACTTGGTGTCATCACAGACAAAAAAGTTAAACGCATTGGATGTTCTAACTTCAAGTCATTGGTCGAAGAGAAAAAACTCATTATCAATGATGCTGATACTATAGCTGAGATTTCAACATTCATTGAAAAAAGAAACAGTTATTCTGCTGACGAAGGATATCACGATGATTTGGTCATGCCTTTAGTGCTGTTTTCATGGCTGACAACAAACTCATATTTCAAAGAGTTGACAAACATCAATATACGAAAAGAATTGTACGAAACAAGAATTAAAATGATCGAAGAGGAAATGACTCCTTTCGGATTTATAAATAATGGTGACGAAGAAAATCAATTAGTCGATGCAGGAGGGCAAGTCTGGAACGTAGAGAACTATCACAAATCTGATTTTTTATAAATAAATTAAACAAACCTAACAACAGAATATCATTATAACAAGGAGAATTCAATGGCTATAAGTCTAATTTCACCAGGAATTAAGATCACCGAATCAGATTTGGTGTCTTCCTCACAAGCAGTATCTTCAACATCTGGCGCATTTTCTGGACAATTTCGTTGGGGTCCGATAGATAAAGCAGTACAAGTTACAAACGAAACTGAGTTGGTAAATCAATTTGGTAAACCAAATGCAACTAACGTAGTTGACTTTTTGTCAGCCGCTAACTTTTTAGGCTACACTAGTTCATTGTTCGTTGTTCGTAGCGCAAACACAGCGTTGAATGCTACAGCAGAAGCGACAACTGGTTCAGGCACAGCGGGTACTGGTACATCTATTAAGAACGATGACGTATATATTAACACAGCATCTTTTAACGTTGGTCCATGGGCCGCTCGTTACTCTGGTGCATTAGGAAATGCACTTAAAGTTTCTTTGTGCCCAAGTTCAAATGCGTACTCTAACACATTGACTGGAACATATACTGTAACAGCAGGTTCTACGACAGTTACTGGTTCAGGTACTGCGGCAAACACAGAAATGCAAGTTGGCGACATTCTTGTATTGGGTGGACGTGCATCTAAAGTTACTGCTATTACTAATGCAACATCATTGACGCTCGAATCTGCACACTTAACTGGTGCTTCAGCCGCAACAGGTGTACGCCGTTGGGAATTCTTTGGTGAGTTTGATTCTGCACCAAGAACATCTACAGCAGGAACAGCCGCAGGCGCAACTGGCGATGAATTGCACGTTGTTGTCGTTGACAAAACTGGTGATATCACTGGAACAGCAGGAACAGTTTTGGAAAAATACGCATATCTTTCTAAAGGCTCTGATGCTAAAGCTGACTCTGGTGGTAGCAACTACTACAAGAATGCTATTAATGACCGCTCAAAGTATATTTATTGGGCTGCCCATGATGCCGCAGGCACTAATTGGGGTAGCACATTATCTAACACAACATTTACGGCAATTAATACACCTAAGGCATATTCTTTAGCTGGTGGTTCTGATGGTAACGCAATTACAGATGGCGATAGATCATCGGGTTATGTTTTACTTGCAAACAAGCAAGAAATTCCTGCATCTATTATTGTAACTGGTCAAGCGACTGCCACAGTAGTAAATAGAATTATTGCTGACGTTGCTGAAGTTAGAAAAGACGTTATTGTTTGCGTATCTCCATTGAGAGCAAACGTTGTTAATAATGCTGGTTCTGAAGCGACTTCAATCTTATCTTGGGCAGACACAATCACACGTTCCACATACGCAGTTGCAGACAGCGGTTGGAAATATCAGTACGACAAATACAATGATGCATATGTTTATGTACCATTGAATGCTGACACAGCAGGTTGTATGGCACGTAATGACTCTGTTCGTGAGCCATGGTTATCTCCAGCAGGTTTCAGCAATGGTCGTATTCAAAACTTAGTTCGTTTGGCCTACAATCCAAACCAAGCTGACAGAGACACATTGTACAAAGCCGCAGTTAATCCAGTTATTACACAAGTTGGTCAAGGTACAGTTTTGTTTGGCGACAAGACATTTACATTGAGAAACACTTCAATGAATCGTGTTAACGTTCGTAGATTGTTCATTGAATTGCAAAAGACAATTGGCCAATCCGCAGACAATGTATTGTTTGACCAAAACGATGCAACAACAAGAAACGGTTTCGTAAGTCTAGTTGTTCCTTACTTGAGAAGCGTTCAGTCTAGAAGAGGTATTACAGCATTCAGAGTTGTTTGTGACGAATCAAACAATCCAGAAGATGTAGTAAATGCTAATGAATTTGTTTGCGACATTTTCGTACAACCAATTCGTTCTGTTAACTTCATTCAACTTAACTTTGTCTCTGTAAGAGGTACCGCTACATTCGCTGAAATTGCCGCATAAATACTAGAGAATAAATAAGGAGAATTATATGGCAATTACAACAATTAGCGATTTGAAAACCGCCCTTAATAGTGGCGCTCGTTCAAATCTGTTTAAAGTTACATTAAATGGATTTTATAGTACAACTACATCTGAAGATGAAGATTTTAGTTTTTTGTGCAAGGCAGCCCAACTGCCTGGCTCAACTTTAGGTATTATTGAAGTTCCATTTTCAGCCGGCAGAAGATATAAAGCGCCTGGAGACAGAACATTTGCTGACTGGACAACAACAGTCATTAATGATTCTAATCACCAAATTAGAGAAGCATTAGAAAACCTACAAAAAGTTTATGGAACTACTGATTACAATTCAACAATTTCTAAAACTAGAACTGGTGGAACTCAAACGGACTTTTCTACTATTTTAGTTGAACAACTAGATCAAGCAGGCAATTCGATATATTCATATACGCTGAACAACTGTTGGCCACAAGATATCAGCACTATTGATCTGTCTTATGACTCTACAGACACTCTCGAAGAGTTTACTGTAACTTGGTCTTACGACTACTTTACATTCGAATAAGGAATAAAAAATGACAACCGAATTTTTCAATATCAATACATTTAGAGAAAAACTAAATGGCGGATCAAAAGCAAATTTATTTCGTATGGACATTGAACTCAATGATGATATAGACGGTGTTGATCTAGATGCGGCCAATTTTTCTGTTTTGTGTAAATCTGGTGCAATTCCAGCATTTACACTAGGTGTTATTGAAGTTCCATTCAGAGGAAGACGCATTAAAATTCCTGGTGACAGAACATACGGAGATTGGACAGCAACATTTGTTAACGATGGTAACCAAAACATTCGTAAAACTTTTGACAATTGGCTAAAAAGCATTGTCGATCCTGATGGAGAGGAAGATTTGAGAGTAGATAGCGAAGATACATACCGTTCTACTATTACTGTGAATCAGTTAAGACCAGATGGCACAGTCGCTAGAGTATATAAATTGTATGATGCGTTTCCAACTGATGTTTCTGCTATTGATTTATCTTATGACACTACAGATGCAATTCAAGAGTTTACTGTTACATTCCAATATCACTATCTAGATGTTGGTAATACTTCATTGGCTGGCCAAGACGCATCTGCGCCAGACTCAGCAACAGCAACAGTATAAAAAGTAAATAATGAATTTTACGCAACATAAATAATTGCGTAATAGTTGTCAAACAATGGGGGCTATTACGGCCCCCATTTTTTTTAGAGAGACTCAAATATGGCGATAAAACTTTTTGGATATAAAATTGGTAAAGATGATGTTGAAGCAGAACAGTTAAAATCGTTTGTGCCACCTACCGATGACGATGCATCCGTTGCAATTTCTGGCGGCGGTGTCTATGGTACATACTTAGACCTTGAAGGACAGATTAGAACAGACGCAGATTTAATTAAGAAGTATCGTGAGATGGCACTTCAGCCAGAATGCGATGCGGCTATTGAAGACATTGTTAATGAATCATTAGTCTTTGAAGATGGTGATTATCCAGTTCAAATCATTTTAGATAAACTTGAACAGCCTGAATCAATCAAGAAAAAAATTCGTGATGAATATCATTACGTTATGAAACTTCTTGACTTCAACAATCAGGGATACGATATCTTTCGTAGATGGTATGTTGATGGTCGATTGTATTATCACATGGTCATTGACGAAAAGAATCCTAGATCAGGATTGAAAGAAGTTCGTTACATTGATCCACGTAAAATTCGTAAAGTGCGTGAAAACAAAAGAACTGACAATCGTCCTGGAACAGCAGACACATCACAACAGTATCACGAATACTTTATCTACTCTGATAAAGGATTTGCTAAAGATGGTTCACAAGGTATCAAAATTGCAGTAGATTCAGTTTGCTATACCAACTCTGGTATCACAGACAAAGATGGCAAAGTAATTGTTTCACATTTACACAAAGCAATCAAACCCCTCAATCAATTACGTATGCTTGAAGATGCGACAGTTATCTATCGTATTTCAAGAGCGCCAGAGCGTAGAATTTTTTACATTGATGTGGGTAATTTACCTAAGATGAAAGCTGAACAATACTTGCGTGAAATCATGCAGAAGTATAAAAACAAATTAGTCTATGATGCACAGACTGGTGAAATTCGTGATGACAGAAGATTCCAAACAATGCTAGAAGATTACTGGTTGCCACGTAGAGAAGGTGGTAAAGGTACTGAGATTACCACACTACAGGGTGGACAAAACTTAGGTGAGATTGAAGATGTATTGTACTTTCAAAAGAAGATGTTCAAATCATTGAACGTTCCAGTTTCTCGCATAGAAGCTGACAATGGATTTTCACTAGGTCGTGCTTCTGAAATTACTAGAGATGAATTGAAGTTTGGTAAGTTCATTGCACGTTTGCGTTTAAGATTCTCACACTTGTTTGACAAGATGCTTGAAACACAGCTTCTGCTTAAAGGTGTTTGCACTCGTAAAGAGTGGGAACAAATGAAAGAAGAAATCAGTTATGACTATCAATCAGACTCACACTTCAGCGAACTTAAAAATGCCGAATTGATGAAAGATCGATTGAGTGTTCTTTCAGACATTGACGGGTATGTTGGCAAATATTTCTCCATTAATTATATCAGAAAAAATGTTTTACATCAAAGCGAAGAAGATATAAAACAAATGGACGAAGAAATGCAAGAAGACAAAGCAAACATGGAGGGAGAAGATTCTGTAGCAGAAGATTTGCCACCTCCAGCACCGCCTGCACCTCCACCGCAACAACTTGTTGTGAGTGTAAAAAAAGAAGAAACTGAAAACAATGCTAGAGTAATCGATGACGTAGACCAAAGAGAATTAGCTAAGTCTATGACTGCATTTTTTGGTACATTAGTTGAAGAGGCTAAAGTTGACAAAGAAGGAAACTAATTTTAGCAGTACACTCAGCGAAGCAGTTTCTGTTGCAACATCTGTAGCATACACAAGACAAGAGATACAAAAACTTAAGACGGAATTCGTATCTCTTCTAGAAAAGAAAACAGCAGAAGTAATCGTTGAACAAGTTCCTGGTCCAGTCGGCCCACGTGGAGCCCTTGGTGCAACTGGCGCTCAGGGACCTAAAGGCGACAAAGGTGACAAGGGCGATGTTGGCGAACGTGGTGAAAAAGGTGATGTTGGTCAACAGGGTGAAATAGGGCCAGAAGGTCCGCAGGGAATAAAAGGCGACAAAGGCGATATTGGTCCACAAGGCATACAGGGAATTACTGGCGAGCGTGGCGAAAAGGGCGATAAGGGTGAAGACGGCAAAAACGGTTTGGACGGAAGAGATGGAGAAGCGGGCAATATTGGTCCCGCTGGACCAGCTGGCGCACAGGGAATTCAAGGTGAGCGTGGTGAAAAGGGTGACAGAGGCGACAGAGGAGAGTCAGGAAAAGACGGACAACAAGGAATTCAAGGATCAGTTGGGCCAAGAGGCGAAATCGGACCACAGGGCATTCAAGGTCTCCCAGGTAAAGATGGTAAAGACGCAGACGTAAAAGCAATTGAACAATCTATCAGTAAGTTCAAAGAAGTTCTACAAAAAGATGTAAGTCAATACAAAGCAAAAGTCAATACTATCATATCAAGTGGTATCGGTGGTGGTTCACATGGTGGTGGTGAAGTTAATCTACGTAGACTTGATGATGTTGACACAACTAATCTTACTGATGGATATGTTTTAGCATTTAATGAGTCTACGCAAAAATTTGAATTCGTTGAAGGTGGCACTGGCGGCGGTACAGTAGATACGATAGCAAGAACAAGAGCAAATAATGCATGGAACACAGCCAACTCAGCGTACTTACAAGCAAACTCGGCATACAATCAAGCAAATTCAGCAAACTCATTAGCACAAGCCGCATACAATTATGCTAATACATTAAGTGGTTCTGGAACAGATAACTTAGCACGTTCAATTGCCAATAGTGCATATGCTACAGCAAATACTAAGTCATATACATTCAGTCAGAACACCGCGCCAGCTACAGCAAACTCAAATGATTTTTGGGCTAATACTGACAGCGCAGTTGTATATTACAATTTTGGTAATACATCAAGTCCTCTTTGGGTAGAGTTTGGTCCAACAGGAACATCTACTAGCGGTGGTAATACAGACTTGACTGGATATGCAGTTAATACAACCGTTAATTTAATTTGGTCTACAGCAAATTTAGCATACACTCAAGCAAACACGGGAACCACATTAGCACAAGCGGCATATAATTATGCTAACACCATTATTGTTCCTAGTTTAAGTGGTTATGCTGTTAACACAACCGTTAATACGATTTGGTCGACTACTAACTCAGCATATACTCAAGCGAACACCGCTACAACTTTAGCACAAGCCGCATACAATTATGCTAACACTATTGTTGTTCCAAGTCTAAGCGGATATGCAGTCAATGCTATAGTCGATATTGTTTGGTCAAATTCAAATTCGGCATTCTCTACAGCCAATGCATCATATAATCAGGCTAACACAGCAACTACTAATGCATCTAATGCCGATGTAAAAGCACAAGCCGCTTACAATTACGCTAACACTATTGTTGTTCCAAGTCTTTCTGGTTATGCAACAAACACTACTGTCAATCTGGTTTGGTCTACCGCTAATAGCGCATATACACAAGCAAACTTAGCATTCAATACTGCTAACTCTGCATGGACAACAGCAAACACACAGTCCGATTGGAACGTTTCTGATAATACTAGTGTAGCGTTCATTAAAAACAAACCAACATTAGTAACGACACTCAATGACTTAAGCGATGCAACAATCGTAAGTCCATTAAACGAACAAGTTTTAGTATACAATACTGCAACTGGTCAATGGATTAATCAGGCGATTGGTATCTCTGCTAACAATCTAACAACAGGTTATTTTGGCGGATTCTTTTATAACGGCGCAAACGTTGCACTTTCAAACACATCATTAGCATATACTGTTCCTATTTCAAGTTCATATGATGGTACGAATGGCGTAACTATTGGTGGTAATAATGATATTTTAATTGCTTATGCAGGAACTTATCACGTTGAATATTCTATTCAGTTTGAAAATAATGGAAATTCTGAAGATGCGATTGACATATGGGTTCGAGTGAATGGAGTAAACGTAGCAAATTCGGCTAGCAAGTTTTCTATTCACAGAAAAAATGGTAATGATCCAGGATTTCTTATTGCTGTTACACCACTTTTATTGACATGTAATGCGGCTGATAGAATTCAGTTTGAGGTTTCGTCTTCTACGGGTCAGACTAAGATAGCATCATATCCTACACAAATTGATCCAACGACACCTGCAATACCTGCTGTTATTGCTAACGTTCAGCAAGTATCATCTATTGTTATTCCAAACGACATTACTGGTACTGCAAATAATGCAAACTATCTTGGTGGTTATGCGGCTAACACTTATGCAACAACTGCTACTACAAATACAATTGCGACAAATGTAGCAAGCGCATGGTCTACAGCAAACTCTGCATTTGCACAAGCAAACTCTGCGTGGGCACAAGCCAACACTGGTGGTGCCGCTGGTACTGATAACGTGGCACGTTCAATTGCTAATAGTGCATTCTCTACTGCCAACTCAGCATTCGCTAAAGCAAATACTGGCACCAGTCAATTAGTCAACGATGCTAGTACAGTTAGTCTTAGTGCAAATGGTAACTTAACAGTACCAGGACCAATTGGTGGATTAGGAAATGCTAAACTAGATTTTACTACTTACGGAGCCAATGTTGCATATCTAACAACCACTAGTGATGATTCTACTGCATTGTATATGGGGTCGGTATCTGCTGAATTATACGCTCATACAAATATACTCATTAGGACAAATACCGCAGGAGTATCGAAAAATTGGACATTTGGTGCAGATGGTAGCACAACACTTCCAGGCACAGTTGATATAACTTATACTCCAGACACAGCAACTGGTTCTGCTATAACAATCAATGGCGCTAACACACAGGGTGGTACAGGCTACTTTGACTTTTTAAGGGCCACTAATACTACCAGTGGTGCAACCAATCCAAACAAGACATTCCGTTTAAACAGCACAGGTGCGGTAGAAATTATCAATAGTGCCTACACAGCAACTTTATTCAATTTAAGTGATGCTGGTAATTTAAGTATCAGCGGAGATTATCAAGTCAACGGTAAAAAAGCAGTCAATGGTCCTGCGTTTAGAGCATACGTAGCAACTGGACAAGCCATTACATCAGGTAGTCAGCAAAAAGTAACATTCGGCACCGAAAATTTTGACACTAACAATAATTTTGCCAGCAGTAGATTCACACCTACAATAGAAGGATATTATCAGTTGAATGCTACTATTCGTATTGATGGTACATCCAGCACCGGCGAAGTTATGATTATTCTTTACAAAAATGGTTCAGAATATGCCCGTGGCCACAATCAATCTGGAACAGAACAAGGTGCTAGTTTCTATTCAATGAGTGTATCTGACATAGCATACGCTAACGGATCTACCGATTACTTTGAAGTTTATATACAACAGAGTAGTGGTGGTAATAGAAATACTACAGCAGGTTCTCCCATTTCATATTTCAGCGGCAGTATGATTAGAGGCGCATAACATGGCACTTAATTTTCCATCATCACCAGCATTAAATCAAACACACACAGTCGGAAGTAAGACTTGGAAGTGGAATGGTTATGCGTGGGACGTACAACTACAAGATGTCGCTGATAGTGCATTTGTAATAGCCGCTTTTGCAACTGCAAATTCTGCATTCGCACAAGCCAATGCCGCTTATGCACAAGCGAATACTGGTGGCGCTGGTGCTACTGAGTCTCTAAACGTAGTCTTTGACAATATTACCGCAACTCAATATAAGATTGTTGCTTTGAACGCTAATGCACAAACTGTCCTTGCAACATCATTAGAAATAGGTCAAATTGATAGAGTTTTGGGTGTATTAGATAATGCTGGTGAAACAGTTACTTTTGGTGCTATCACAAACCCGTCATGGACTTGGACTCCAGAACAGTCATTGTATCTTGGAAGTAATGGCACAATAGTGACAACATCTACAATTGACGGTGCGGCATTTTCTCTAAAAATTGGTTACGCAATCTCATCAACAAAAGCATTCATAAAAATCGGAACACCCGTTGTTTTATAAATAAGTAAAAACTAGGAGCAATCTACATGGCAAACGCACTTTACTCAAAAGCAAAAGAAGCATTTTTAAATGGTTCCATCAATATGGTAGCCAACACTATTACTATAGCACTTGTTGATACTGGTGTTTATACTTATAGTGCATCACATCAATTTAGAAATGAAGTGTCAAACTCTGCTGTAATTTCGTCAACAACATTGGCAAATAAAACAATTACAAATGGCGTATTTGATGCAGATGATGCAACATTCAGTTCTGTAACTGGCGCAAATTGTGAAGCATTATTGATATTCCAAGATACTGGAATTCAGACTACATCTAGATTAATTGCGTACATTGATAGCGCAACTGGTCTTCCAATTCTACCTAACGGCGGTGATATTTCTGTTGCATTCTCTAGCGGATCAAGTAAGATTTTTGCTCTTTAATTTTTTGATATAAATTAAATCATGGCTAATACTCAAGTCATACAGCTTGACGGTATAATTAGTGATGTACAAAATGTACAAGTACAAACCGAATCGTCAAACACCATACTTCAACTTGGTGATAGATTCGATTACGCCATCGATTCCGTGCTCCTTTTCGGAACACCAAAAACAATATTCATTGCGTATCCAGATACAGTAGCAAGTACACTTGCATTTGGAACCACACAACTCAATACTACAATATATGCAACTTCAGTAGAGTCTACTGTAAGTTTTGGTGATAGCTTACCACAGTTTAAGATTGCAGTTAATTCTACAGTTAACGAACAAACATTTGGAACAGCACAACTTAATAGTAGAATCTTTATAAACTCAGTAGAATCTGTTGCTGAAGTTTCACAGCCAAACGTAAGACCAGCAATTAGTCCAGTTTCGATTGCATCTGCTGAAGCATTTGGAAATCTTCAAATCAATATGCAGATTGAAGATGTTCCGTTTCCATCAATCGAATCTACACTTGTTGTTTCTAACCCATCGGTTAGGTTTGTTATTGGACCATTGGGCATTGCACCAACAAACAATTTTGGTACTGCAACATTCATTGATAATATTCATAGATTGCTTGTCTTTAAAGATGACAACATTTCTAAAGTTGGTGAGAATGATGCAGTCGTTATCGCAGGTGGTATTAGAGTAAATCCTGCATCTGCCGTATCAGAAACAGCAACTTCTGGAAGTGCAACATTGCCAAACAATCCAGTTGGATTCATATCTGTAAACATTGGTGGTAGAGACTATTTAATGCCATATTACAATGCTTAAAATCGATAAAGTATAAATAAGTTAGCAAACAAAGGAAATATAACATGGAAAATGTACAGACAGCAATTCAACACGCATATGATGCAAGACCAGCTGAGTTTAAAAACTCAATTCTTGACGCACTAAACGACAAGATACAGAATCATATTGAAGTTAAAAGAATGGAATTAGCTAGTTCACTTTTCAAAGATAGCGAAGAAGTCGCATCTAACGGTGAAGAAGAATTTCAATCCAGTTCAGAAGGAAATGTAGATGAAGAACTTTAAAAGTTTTATCCAGTTGGATGAAGTAGAAAGAGTCAAGTATAAAGACGGCATTGCCAATAAAATGGCATATGCGAATGATGAAGTCAAAACTAAAGGCAATAGGCTTGATAACAAGCAAGCATTTGGTGAAGGCGATGCATACGACAAAGACGTTAAGGCTAGTCCAAAACCGCACGATAAAGAAGCGGCCGCCCAACGTGCGAAGCTAGCCGCTCTTGCCGCTAGAAAAGCAATGATGACGAACAAAATGAGTGAAGCTGAAAGTCATCAGTCTAAGACTACAATGAAGCACATCAGCAATCCAAATGCCGCTGAAAAGAAAGCCGCTAAAGATATCAAACCGGGCATTAAAGGTGTTCGTGATAGATTAGCGATGCTTGATGCGGCAAAGAAACGTGGTGCTTTAAAAAATGAAGAAGTTGATTTACTTTCTGATTTGTACGATCAGTTAGATGAAAGCAACCAAGAAATCTTTTTGAATCAGTTAGAAGAAGATGCTGAAGTACTTTTAGCATTCGCAAAAACTATAGCGGAAGAATAAAATGGCAGATACAGTAACATCACAAACGCTAAAAGATAGCGCAACTGCATGGGCAGTTAAGTTAACTAATGTGTCTGACGGCACTGGTGAAGCGGGCGTTGTAAAAGTTTCTGCAAACACATTAGTCGCTTCTGATGGTGGAGCAACTCAACGGTTGTCAATCAATAAAATATTTTGGAATGTGGCAAGAGGCACTTCATCAGCGCAAGACCCTAGAGTTACATTGGCGTGGAGAGGAACATCAAACACAACTATCGTAACTTTAACTGGCTCTGGCACTTTAGATTTGACAACAAGTTTTCAAGCACCACTCACAAACAATGCTGGCGCTGGAGCTAATGGAGATATCTTGTTGACTACTACAGGTTTTACTGCTAGTGCTGGATATACACTCATATTAGAAGGTAAGAAAACTGCTGGATATTCTAGCAGAGAAACTACCGATGATGGAGTGACCGGTAGCTAATATGTTGAACTTTAAAGATTTTATATCTTTGTCTGAAGAACAACTAGATGAAGCTAGGCTTGTCAAAGTTAACAGAGTACGTGCTGGAGTTATTCAGCGCAGAAAAGCTGTATCAGCGACACCAGGATATAAAGTTTTAAATGGTAAACTTGTGAGAATGTCTTCACAAGAAAAAATGCATCGTAGAATTGCACAGCGTAAAGCGGCTAGAAAACGTGCGCCAAAACTCGCATTGATTTTACGCAAGAGAACAAAGTCACTTAGAAAACGAACATCAGCAGGACTAAAATGAAACTAATTACAGAAATCAATGAGCAAGTAAATATCATCACCGAAGCTAACGAAGCGGGCGGTAAAAACTTCTTCATTGAAGGCATCTTCATGCAAGCAGAACAAGAAAACAGAAACAAAAGAATGTATCCGTTAGAAGTTTTGCAAAAAGAAACAGACCGATATGTTACTGAGTATGTGATGAAGAATCGTGCTTATGGTGAGTTGGGACATCCAGATGGTCCAACAATCAATTTAGAACGTGTTTCACACATTACTAAAAGTTTGCGTCAAGATGGAAACAATTTCATCGGCAAAGCAAAAATTATGGACACACCATACGGCAACATTGTAAAGAACTTAATGAGTGAAGGTGCAGTAGTTGGTGTGTCAACAAGAGGTCTAGGAAGTCTTGTTGAAGGTAAGAATGGAGTTAAGGTTGTTGGCAATGACTTTTATCTTGCAACTTGTGCAGATATTGTAGCAGACCCTTCAGCACCAGATGCATATGTACGTGGTATTATGGAAAATAAAGCGTGGGTTTGGGATAACGGAATCATTAGAGAAGCTGATGTTTCAGTACAGAAACAAGTTATTCAAAAGTCTTCACAAAAGGACTTAGAAGAAAACATGATAAAAGTGTTCAAAGATTTTATCTCCAAGCTATAATTTTTTATAAATACATATACTAATAATTTTAAATATCATACAAAGGAGACTGCTATGACAGAACAAGTAATGGACAAGGTTGAAGACCTTGAAAACAAAAACTTAGAAGAAGGTGAAATGCCACCTGCTCTTAAAGCCTATATTGATAAAAAAGGCAAAAAGGGTGAAAAGTCTAAAGATGATGAAGAAGACATGGAAGATGATGAAGAAGAAAAGATGATGAAAGAGAAAAAGAAAGCAAAAATGAAAGAAGACATTGATGCTATTTTCTCTGGTGAATCTCTTTCTGAAGAATTCAAGCAGAATGCACAATCAATTTTTGAAGCGGCTATTCATTCTAAAGTAGAAGAAGCAGTTATTTCAATTGAAGAACACTATGCAACTAAACTTGATGCAGAAGTTGCATCTATCAACGAAAATTTGGTTACAAAAGTTGACGAATACCTTGAGTATGTCGTTACTGAGTGGATGGAAGAGAACAAACTTGCTATTGAAAAAGGTATCAAAGCTGAGTTAGTTGAAGATTTCATGATTGGTTTAAAGAACCTATTCACAGAACACTATGTTGACATCCCAGAAGATAAAGTAGATGTTGTTGAACAATTCGCAGAACAAGTTGAAGTACTTGAGTCTGAATTGGACAAAGCAGTTACTGAAGTTTCAAATTTGAATGCACAAATCAATATCTTCAAAAAAGAACACATTGTTAGCGAAGTCTCAGAAGGTCTTAGCGAAGTTCAATTTGCAAAATTAAAATCTCTTGCAGAAGGAATTGATTTTGTTTCAGAACAAGACTACAAAGAAAAACTTCTTTTAACAAAAAAGAAATATTTTGATGGATCTACACAAGAAACGGTCAAAAAGTCGGCTCCATTGGACGATGATACAACTTCAATTGAAGAATCATTTACTCCAGTTATGAACCACTATGTACAAAATATTTCTAGAACACTCAAGAAATAAGTTTTTATAAATAAATTAAACAATACTCAAAGGAGAAAAACATGAGCGTAGAAAATCTTTTAAAAAAATGGGCACCAGTTCTTGACCATGGCGACTTAGCCGCAATCAAGGATTCCCATAAGCGTTCCGTAACAGCGCAACTTCTTGAGAACCAAGAAATTGCTTGCCGTCAAGACGCACAAGGTTCTGGTGGTTATCGTAACCAAACATCGTTGCTTTCTGAAGCCGCACCTACTAACAATATGGGCGCATCTTCATCTACAGCTGGTGATGGTTCAATCGACATTTATGATCCAGTTTTAATCAGCTTGGTTCGCCGTGCGGCACCAAACTTGATCGCTTACGACATTTGCGGTGTTCAGCCAATGACAGGTCCAACAGGCTTGATCTTTGCGATGCGTAGCCGTTACAAAACACAAGATGGCACAGAAGCCTTGTTCAACGAAGCTAACACAGCATTCCCATCTACAGCACAATCACAGACAGGTGCATCACCTGCTGATTTGTCTGGTGGTACAGAGTACACACGTGGTACAGGTTTGACAACAGCACAAGCTGAAGCATTAGGTGATGGCGCTGGTCAAGCATTCCAAGAGATGGCATTCTCTATTGAAAAAGTTGCTGTTACTGCACGTAGCCGTGCTTTGAAAGCAGAATACACAATGGAACTTGCACAAGACTTGAAAGCAGTTCATGGTTTGGATGCTGAACAAGAATTGGCTAACATTCTTTCTACAGAAATCTTAGCTGAAATTAACCGTGAAGTTGTTCGTACTATCAACTTGACTGCTACAGTTGGCGCACAAGAAAACGTTACAACTGCTGGTACATTCAACCTTGACGTTGATGCTAACGGTCGTTGGTCAGTTGAGAAGTTCAAGGGCTTGATGTTCCAATTGGAGCGTGAGTCTAACGCAATTGCTAAAGCAACTCGTAGAGGTAAAGGTAACGTGCTTATCTGTTCTTCAGACGTAGCATCTGCATTGCAAATGGCTGGTGTATTAGATTACACTCCAGCACTTGCATCTAACAACTTACAAGTTGATGACACAGGTAACACATTCGCTGGTGTATTGAACGGTCGTATCAAGGTTTATATCGATCCATATTTCGCCGCAACATCTGGTACACACTATGCAACAATCGGTTACAAAGGCTCTTCTGCTTTTGACGCTGGTTTGTTCTACTGCCCATACGTTCCATTGCAAATGGTTCGTGCAGTTGGTCAAGATTCTTTCCAACCAAAAATTGGATTCAAGACTCGCTACGGCATGGTTGCAAACCCATTTGCAACATCAGCGGCTGATGGTACATTAGCATTCGCTAACAAGAACGTCTACTATCGTAGAATTGCAATTACTAACTTGATGTAATTGATTAAACCGAGATACATCGGTATTCAAAAGAGGGCCTTAGGGCCCTCTTTTTTTGTCTGCATAAATAGAAGACAAGAGGAGATAATATGGCTACCCTAACGACAACACCAGTAAATAAAAGTTTTCTTTCTAATAACAAGTTTGATTTTGTTCTTAGACGAATTCCCAACTTCACATATTTTGTACAAGCTGTAAATCTACCAAGTATATCTTTACAGTCTACTACTGTTAACACACCATTTTCTGCATTAAGTGTGCCAGGAAATCAAATCAACTTTGGCACATTAGCTTTAACATTCATAGTTGATGAAGATATGCAGTCATGGTACGAATTATATAATTGGATATTCAAACTAGGCAATCCAAAAGGATTTGATAAAAGAGGCGGGCTAAAAGATAAAGATGAATTAATTGATAGCGTAACTTCTGACGCAACATTATTCATTAAGACAAACGCAAATAATCCAAATTTTAAAATTGATTTCTATGGAGTATATCCTACAGACTTAGGAGACATGCAGTTTTCATCTGTAGATAATCAAGACTTCATTACTTCTACGGCAACGTTTAATTATACTTACTACGAAGCAACAAACATTTGACATTTACCTTTAAATGTGTTATTATGATGAATACGAATATTGACTTGAGGAATTATTATGACTTTAGACCAAATGATGGAAGAGTGGAGACTAGACGCTACAGTTGACTCCACAGAGTTAGGTATCGCATCTTTGAAGATACCAGAACTACACAGTAAATATCTCAAAATTTATTTTGACGAAAGACGCAAACTCAAAGCACTTGAGTTTCAAAGCAAAGATTTATCTTTGAAGAAGTATGAGTATTACAATGGAAAACTTTCACAAGAAGAACTTGACGAACTCAATTGGGAGCCATTCGTTAAGCGTCTGATGAAGAATGAAGTTGATATGTACCTTGATTCTGATAAAGATATTATACACAACAATGTTCGCATAATCAATCAAAAAGAAAAGTTAGCGTTTCTGGAAGAAGTCCTTAAGAACGTCAACCAACGCAATTTTCAGATTAAGAATGCTATAGAATGGAAGAAGTTTACGCAAGGTGTACAATAAACTCTATATCTCAAAAGTAGATGAAGTCTACGCACACATCAAGTGTGAGAATTCCGATGCAATGGAGTTAAATGAATACTTCACGTTCTACGTTCCCGGTTACAAATTCATGCCCGCATTTAGAAATAAAATATGGGATGGAAAGATACGACTATTCAATTCACAGAGTAGACAAATCTATTATGGTTTGATTCCATACTTAGAAAAGTTTGCTAAAGAACGTGAGTATGAAATTGAATTTGATGAATCAGTAGAAACGTATGATGAATTTTCTGTAGCAGAAGCAAAAGACTTCATTGATACTCTAGGCATACCATTTGAAGTTAGAGACTATCAAATAGATGCATTCATTCATGCTGTACGTAGCAGAAGAAATCTATTAGTATCACCCACAGCATCAGGTAAGTCACTCATCATATATCTCATTGCGAGATATTTAAATTGCAAGACTCTTATCATTGTTCCCACTATCTCACTTGTCGCACAGCTATACAAAGACTTTGAGGACTATGGATTTGAGAGTGATAAATACATACACCAGATTATGTCAGGTGCAAGCAAACAAACTGATTGCCCCATTGTCATATCTACATGGCAGTCAATTTACAAGATGCCAAAAGAATGGTTCGAAGAATTTGAATTAGTTGTTGGAGATGAAGCGCATTTGTTTAAGGCAAAGTCGTTGATATCGATTCTAACAAAACTAACAGAGTGCAAGTATAGATTTGGTCTGACAGGTACACTAGATGGCACAC